TACCTTTTTACCTTTAAAGTAAAGATATTCGTAACCATATATAATGATAGATGTAACTGTTGATTTGGAGACCTGTTCGCTTTCACCCACCGCAGCCGTGATGAGTATCGGCGCGGTGGCGTGGAAGCGCTACGGTAAAGAGTCGCCTTTCTTTGATGAGGGCGACGGTGTATTGAGAAATTCCACATTCTCTGCCCACGTTGACCTGCGAAGTATGTTCCTGAATGGGTTCACCTTCGACCAGAGCACGGCAGACTGGTGGGCAAAGCAGAGTGACGAGGCAAAAGCAGCCTTGCTCGGCAATGACAGCGACGAGGTTCCTTGTCAGCCGATTGATGTAGTCGTGAACGACCTGTTCGGGTGGATAGCCTATATCAAGAAGAAACTTGGCGATGATGACCTCTGCCTTTGGGCGCAGGGTACTGACTTCGATGTGGCAGTTCTGCGATATATCTGCTGGAAGATGGGCATCAAATTCGAGGTTAAGCATACCCAGTTTAGAGATCATCGCACGTTTTATCTGGAATTGGCGAGAATCTTGTGGGATGCAGCCGAGCATAACGAAGAACCTTTCTCCTTAGACAAGGCTTATGCCCTGACTACCGACTATAAGGATATAACGGATGAAGGTGCGGCGCATGACCCGATCTTCGACTGCAAGCGAAGTATCTATAGTACCTGGCAGATGATGAAAAAGATAAGAGAAGGCTATGCCAAGACTGTTTGATTTGCCATATATCCCTAACCGGAAGGGCATACAGCAGAGGCATAGGAACTTATCTAAATACAGAATGCTGCATCGCTTCGCCTATACCGAGACGATGAGCGGACTGAAGGATGATATTCCAACCCTCCTTTTCTATGCGCCCTTCGCCCTGCTGAAAGATACCTGTGAGTATCTTTGCAGGATGATGACGGGCAGCGTGGAAGATATGATTATCACGCCATCGCACAGTTGCCGCCGCAAGAACGGCAAGATATACTGGAGGCAGGAGGTGCAGATCATCGGTCTTGATACCGATTTCCTCTCGATGGAAAGTCTCTCGCAGATGATCGTACACCGTATGGAAACCATCTGCAACTGTAAAATCAGGCATTATCGCCTGGAAACATTTCTGAATTTATAAAACATAAAGATATGAAGAAATAAAAGATATTCTGCATGACATCATGCAACTTCGGTACGATATACACTTCGTTTCCGATTTTTATTTTGTTAGACAACCGAGCCATCGGTTAAAATGGCAGGAAGACCGGACGGGCGATAGGTGGACGCTGAAAAGCTTCACTGATAAGTTGATACCCCCCCCACCGCAGTCTCGGAACGATAAGTAAAGAGTCTGATTAAAAAGCCTGAGGAATACCTATCGATGCGGTAAGCGGGGCATCCTCGAAATTTGGCGGTATCGCCCCGAAAGTCTTCTTTCTTTGAAAATATTGATATAAAGAGAATAGGGGAGGCATTCTGGAAACGCTCTTATGCAAGGGTAGTGGGAGTCAGTAATGCCCCACGACTACGTATGCAGCATCTTTGCCGCGGGCGAGTACCACAGATTTTCAAATGCTCCGACCGCTCGCCCTGGAATATAACCCGGCAAGATGTAAACACTTGAAGTTTGGCCTACCCCTGTTTTTAGTTAATAGTTAAAAGTTAATAGTTAATAGGCAATCTCGCTCAAGGGCGCTAGCCTCTATAAACTATCAACTATAAACTATAAACTAAAAAGAGTGGTGCCTTCCCTATCTCTTTTAACTCTATAAATACTCTTACTGTAAGATATGTTATTCCACCCGATATTGAACCAGCTTGCCAACCTCGACATGGAATTCCTCGTAAAACCTGCCGATGAGCAGCGCATCGAGGGACAGACTGCCTTTTTCTGCCCCCTCTGCCAGAAGGAAGAGGCAGACGATGGAGAGCAGGGCAAGGCAAAGCAGACTCCTCACCTCATTATCTACAATAATGAGCGTGGCGGTATGTATAACGGTGTAGGGGTGGAAGACAATTCCAAGGCAGAGCATGGTGCCATGCGCTGGATGTGTACCAAGACCGGCAAGTATGGCTATGGAGCCTTAGAGCTTTATGCTGCCATGCGCAAACTGCCGATGCACGGAGCCAGTCTGCTGCGTCTGTGCCATGACCTCATCGTGAGGGTGTATGGCGACAACGAGAAGACGAGAGCCAAATGGCCGATGCTCTTTGCAAAAATGGACTATCGCACAATCGCTCCACAAACGATAGAAACTTTCTCATTTATGCCAAAAACTGACTTCAACCACCAGGAGCTCGCAGCACTGGGGTGCGAAGTCACATCGGTTAAGGGAATCCCGCAATACGGCTTCGGCAAGGACTTTAACACCAAGATGCTGAATGAAGATTTCCGCATCTATGCCGTGGACCAGGTTACGCTGCCCCACGTAGTGAGAAACGGACAACTGGTGAGTGAAATCATTTACGGCACACCCTGGAACCCGCTATTCGTCTGCTTCGCAACGGACGTAATAGCACCTCATGGCAGTTGCGGATGCTTCTTCCGTCCAGCCATGCAGCAAGACCCTATCGTCTTCTCTACCTGTGAGGAGCATAGCGTAAGAAAGGTGAGCAAATGGCTGATGGGTGACAAGGTTTTCACCTATGCGATGGACCATCGGAGTAACAACTCTACTGCCGTTCACTCGGCAATAGAAAAGTTGCAACCGGGAGAGGCTTATACCGATACGAAAGAAATATGGGTAGAGAACGAAACCAAGTATGGTGAACCGAAAGGTACATTCCATGTTGAGGAGAAACCTATAGAAGTAGGTGACATCAAAGCTCAGAACATCGTTTTCTGCCGGACACCCGAAGACGCATTGAGTATCTATTACGCCATGCGTTCCCTGCGTCAGGATAAGGCGCAGGATAAGCATTTTCAGCAATACTGCTGGTACCACGTAGCCTTCTCGCTGGGCAGAAGAAACTTCTGGTATATCGAGCGTGGGCAGTGGAGGCAGGAAAAACTCGACTTCAATGCCGTGCAGTATCAGAAGATGAATCGATTTGCCGAAAGGGTGATTATGCTTTACCCTAACGACATCGCCAGCCAAAGGGATTGCGGAGCCATCGCAACCAAATATTGCGATATGTGCTATGCCACGCTGCCCGATGGCTTCAGAAGCAGATATAATCAAAGGTGGAACTGGTTGTACGGTTGCTCTCCTCGCTCAGTGAGAGATTATCTGATGTGCTACCACATGGATGATACCGATAACTTCAAGTTCGACCACGATATAAGGTTGCCGCTATACTCAAGGCTGCGAGGTGCCAATAATACGGACCCATTCGAGATAGAATATCCCCGTGATCCGAGAAGCGGCAAACTTAAACCGCCTACCTGCAAGGTATCGCCTACAAAGGTGTGGCTCTTCATGACCTGTCACGGCTATTACAGAATGATAGACCCTGAGAGTACCGACCTCGTAGGTCAGTATATCCATCTGGATAGATGTTTCGTAGAATACATCGACCAGAAGAGTATCATCCAGGCAACGAAAAACCAACTTCTGCAGTTTACTGAACAGAGTTGGCGGCATAATGATCAGGAGCGCAAGATGATGTCAGACTGCGCGAACCTGATAGACAAGAATTTCAGCGAGAAATCGGCTGGCGGCTTGCAGGGCATGGTGATAGACTTCACAGAAAGTTTCGATGCGCATACGGAATATTTCTTTTTCCGCAATGTAGCGTTGAAGATTACGCCCGAAACCATCATGCCAGTCAGCTATGACCGCTTGAATTTCTTTATCCCAGCCCTGGCAAAGAAACCGTATGATTTCACGATGAGGGTGTTCAATCCTCCTTTCGTTATCAGTGAGAGCCAGGAATATAAGGATAAGGTAGCAGCCATCGCCCAAGATGAAGCGCAGGTTAACGAGGATGGTTCTCCTGTCTTTACGAGAGCCGAAATTGAACAGAAGAAGAAAGACCTCAAAGACTGGGCGCAGACCTTCCGCTGGCAAGTTGATTGGCAAGGCAAGCAGGAGAAAGAACTTTGGCCTGTACTGAGAGTGATACGCGGTTGCTGCAATGTGCAGTGGAGACTGGAGCAGGATAGTATTCGCAACAAGAAGCCGTTGCCCCCTGAAGCCATCGCCGACATCAACTCTCATTTCGCCAACATGATTTCCTGCTTGGGAAGAATCTGTTACCGCTCATGGGCTAATATGAAGAGTATCTGTCCTTACCTCCTCGAAGACGAGGTGGAGGATGAAAAACAGGCAAGTGGCGGTTCGGGTAAATCTTTGATGATAAATCTCGTGGTAGGTTCGGCGGTGAACGTGTTGCGTGTCGATATGAAGGATTTCGTGACAGTAGCCGATGCCAAGTTTTGCCTTTCCGATTTGCTGATATATCCCGGCAAGTTTAGGGTAATACACTGGGAAGACAAGCCTTCGGGTTTCCCAATGAAATACCTCTATAACAAGGTGACGGCGGGAGCCAAGGTAGAACGGAAGTTCGGCGACCCGATTGTATTCAAATTGGAGGAATCGCCATTGAACGTGATTACCAGTAACTATCAGCTAAGTGATAGTGAAGATAGTACGCTCAGACGTTTCCCCTTGGTGTCATTATCCGACAGATTTTGTGGTGAGAATCCAATGAAACATAAGTTGGAGCGCTCTCCCCAGGAAGTGATGAAAAATCTCGCCTCAGACCCTGAAAAGTTGAATGAGCGAGACCGCAATCAGGCGATATATATCTGTGCCCTCGCCGTGCAGTTCATCATGCGCTATCATACCTTCGTGATTGCTCCTCAGAAGAACGTTCAGCGAAGACTGATGGTAAGAGAACTGACCGAGAATACTGTGAACTACTTCGAGTGGTTCTTCAGCCGTAATGAGGTTTATTCAGCACCTATCTGTGCAGACGAAATGTTTAATGAGTTCATGCGAGATTGGGCTGATGCCAGTGAGGGTAAGAGTAAGGAATATAGCCGAGCCACCTTTAAGAAGAAAATCAGGAAGTATTGCGAGAATATGAATATCGACTGCAATCCGGAGAATCTTCTGATAGGTGAGGACAACAAGCGTCATGGCTGTTTCAAGCTTCGAGCCTGGATAACGGAGGAGTACTTCGTAGGGCGGGAATGGGAGAATGATGAAAGTGTTGAGCCGAAGCATATCCGCAGGGTGAAGACGAGCAAGCACGTCTATTTCTTCTTCCGCAAGGGTAAGGATCATATTCCGGAAAGCTATGACGAGTTGAAGCGGATAGCGAAAGAATATGTTGAAGGTCCCGACCCATTACCTTATCGCGATGATGATGGCAACATTGTTTCCCTCACACCGGAAGAGGAGGAACGCTGGAAAGCCTTCACCTCACGCAAGCAGGGCAGAAGGCAAGCTATACCGAACGCTAGCGATGGCAACAATGCTGCAGCTACCGTAGAGGAAATAGATAAGAGCGACCTGCCTTTTTAAAGGTAAAAGGGTAAAAGGGTAAAAAGAACCTTACTCCCTTTACGTCTCCGTTCCCAGCGATTCTATCGCTGGTCCATAAACAAGAAAATCGAATTTCTATAAAAAATAAAAAGCAAAATGAAAATTCAAGCGCAATCATCCCTTTTGCTTCGTCAGGCTCTGCAGAAAGCTGCGAAGTGTATCGACAGCAAGTCAGCTATCGCCATCTTGAGCAATGTGCTCCTTATCCAGCGTAAGGAAGATGGTCAGTTCTTCTTCGTATCAGCTACCACTGACTCGGAGTTATCTATCCCTGCCCCCCTCAGTATCGTAGAAGGCAGCTTTAAGGAAGATATCGTTCTACCTATCAGTTCTCTGCTATCGCTCCTCTCTACGCTCCCTGCTGACTGCGTAGTCACCATGGACTTGTCTCAGGACAAGAACCGTTCAATGAATATTGAGTACTGCACCCAGAACGGCGAAAATGTAAAGAAGGGTAACGTTAGCCTGGTTTACTTCAGCGCCGAGGAATTTCCTCGTGCAGCGCAGCCTGATAATGCCAGTCTCCATATCTCCCTGCCGATGACAACCTTCGGCAACGTCTTGTCTCATGCCGGTAACTTTGTGGGCAACTCAGAACTTCGACCTATTATGAACTGTCTCTGCATCGATGTAGCCGAGGACAGAAGTGAGGTTACTTTTGTAGCCTCTGACGGTCACTCCCTCATCAAACTCATTCATACCAACAACCCTGAAACGGGAGGCAGCAATTTCTTCCGTAGCGGTACACCTGGCATTATTCTTGTAGAAAGAACCTTCTTTAAGAGCTTGGCGGTTTTTGATGACTGCGCAGATATTGATATAGAAGCAAACGAGAGTATGGTGCGCTTCACATCTGGAAATGATATTACTTTCGTTTGTAAAAAGATGGTAGGTCAGTACCCCAATTATAACTCGGTAATTCCTCGCAACAACCCTTATAATGTTGTGGTAGACAAGCGGGAATTGGCAAGCGTAGTAAAGCGTGTAGCACTCTTCTCTTCAGAAAGTAGCAACATGATTGTTCTGAAGAAAGAAGGTATGTTCCTCGATGTGGAAGCGCAGGATTTGGACTTCAATATGGCGGCAAACGACCAGGTGCTTATCATCGATAGTAATTGTGTAGATGGTCATCGCATCGGATTTAAGGCAAGCAGTCTGCTGAATGCCCTGGCACCTATCCAGTCTGATACCGTATGCCTGCATCTTGGCGACCCTAGCCGCGCTGGGGTAATCACCGCCAACGAATCATCGCCTAGAGCATTGACCCTGATCATGCCGATGATTCTTGAATAATAAACTTACATCGAACGAATAAGATAAGATTATGAATGATACTTTGCTCTTTATTCCTCCCTGCTGTGTGGATAAAAAGCTGCCCAAGGCAATTATACAAGCGCCACGGCGGGCATTGAGCTTCTATACTCACGGCGATGTGCTGATAGATAAATTCTTCCACGCTATCGGATACTTGGCAGATGTAAATCCCAACCGGGCACAGAAAAATCATTTCTGCGTAATGGTGTTGGCGATGACCGTAAGCAGAACATCTGCTACCGGATATATCATCAACTACCTTTATACTTGCTTTGAGAGGGGTTGGATAACCCACCTGGTGCTCTCAACCGATAAGAGTGTAGAAGACTGGATAGATATTCATTTGATGGAATACAGAGACAGAATCTTGTATCAGAACCATAATGATGTGACCCTACAGACTTCGCACATGGTTATTTATAACGAGGAGAAAGCCTTTACGTTGGCTGGTCCGATGCTAGATACCCCCAACGGTAAGTTATCGCATTATTCGATGGTGCTGTACCCCGACTATTCGGCATGCAATGACGCAGCCGATTGGTCGAACCCGCTCAAGAACATCCTGTTTCCTGATATATTGCGGCATCGGCAAAGGGTAGCCAAGGAGAAACGGAAGGTAGACAGTATCATTCTGAACCGTTTTCTGCAAGCAAAGCTTCCTCCTTACGAAGAGGATAAGGAGCAGGATGGTCCTCGTGATTATTATGATTTCGGTGGCTTCGTATAAATTCATCGACTAATAGATAAGAGTTATGGCAAAATATCATCAATCTTATCAGAACCTCCGTCAGTTCTGCGAAAAGTGGCAGTGGATAGACCCCCGCAGCGGACAGCAGGTTACTGGCTATGTGCATCCGCAGACAGCGAGGAACGTAAAGCGCAAATCGTTCTACATCAAATTCCTCACTAAGACCGGGCATGTAGATGAAGGTGAATGCGTCTGTCTGAAGGTAGATGTGCTGCGGCATCAGAGAAAGGTGCAGTTCGTAACCAGCGGAGAAATCCGCGTGGTAAACGATATACTGGTACTCGAAGTAGATGGCACCAGGTTCATCACGCATTAATGATAATTCATGTTTTAAGGTTAATATATAGTTTATCGAAGATTTTTAAAGCTCTAACTGTTACATTATTGAATTTTAATGTAAATGCTTCATAGCATGAGCCTTTGGCGAAAGGCAAGTTCTGTGATATAACTACAAGCAAAAGCAATGTAGGGTTGTCTATTCACATTTCCCTACACCTCCCCGGTGCGTGAGCATAGGGCGCTTTTTTCACTGGAATATTCATTTTTAAACAAGGTATAGATTATGTGGAATCCGTTTAAAAGACATAGAGCAAAGAAAGCTCTCAAAATACTGGATAGTCTGACCAGCGTAATTGCTACGATTAAGAAGTGGGAGAAGACTGGTTTGATTTACTGGCAGGTAAAGGGCAAGACTCTTCTCATTGAGCAGAGTTTAGCTACCACGCTGCTGGCGGGGGGAAGTAAATTGTTCGAGAAGTTCCTGAACATCGCCGCCCAAATACAAAACTCAGAACTGCTTGCTGATGCTTACGAGCAGCAGCGTATCACTATCGAGACACAGGCCGTGAGGGAGGCGCAGGAGAAAACGTCCAGCAAGCTGACCGATGCTGATATTCAGCGCATCCGTCTGAATGCTAGAGATAAAATGCAGCACATCGATATGAAGAGCATCCTCGATGCCATCCACGAGTTCGATATTATGATTATCCGCAGCAGTGCTATCTCTTCTGCTGATGCTACCCAGGAAGGTGGCGAACTTGTCGCTGTTGGCCACTTTGATGGTAAGAAGGTGGAAATGGCAATGTGGGATGAAATCAAGAACGATTTAAATGCTGAACAAGCCAAATGAAAACAATCGTGATAGCCAAGGAGGCTTGGCTGTGCAGTCAACTCAGCATAGCCAAATATTCCGGAGGCATTGATATATCAGATGAGGAAAATGGCACACGCCATTTTCTGGTAGTAGATGGGAAAGGTCAGCCTTACCAAGGTAGACTATCCCCTAGAGAACCTGCCGATTTGGTGGATAAGGAGTTTATTCCTTTCTACCGCAAACTTGGCAGAGATAAGTTTATTTCCATCGTATCGATGGAACCTCTAGCCTCCCGCAATGGACTGAAACAGATACTATCTGCTGCAGTTCAGGAAGAGAAAGCGGAGAAGGCAGCAAAAGAAGAGGAACTGAAGGCACGCCAGCCTTCCCTCTTCGACTAAGAAAAGTTTTATAATACATAAAGATTAATAAAGATATGAGAACATTAGAAGAATTTCAGAAAGAAGTCCTTGCGCCATTGCGTGAGGAGAGAGACAAGAAGCAGGCTGCAGCTTTGGAAATCAAGACCAAGGCTGGCGCTGAGTTTATGAAGCGCAAGAAGGACATCATGGAGAAAGAGAGTGAGTTTAAGGCGCATCAGAAATCCTGTCTGAAAGAGTTTTTAGGTAAGCAAACTCTAGAAAAGAAATCTTTCTTCGTCTTGATGGATGCCGAGCGTACCGATGCGCATGCTCAATATCAGAAAGCTTCCCACGATAGTAAGGTAGCCAACCGCAGAGCCAATGAGGAGTATATGGATAAGTTTGGTATCGCCTTTGCTGAGTACAATAAGGAGCGAGTAGCCAATGGCGGTTGTCCGGTCTTCTATGACTATCGACGTGGCACCATAGATGAGCGCAAGGCTGGTTATGATGAGAATGGCTGGCCGGAAGACCCAGAACCGGAGGTTGAATCATGAGTTTCGGAAATACGAAAACTCCACGCAAGCCTACTGGCGCGGCGAAGTATCAGATACCGATGAGGGTAACACCCGAAAGTAACGGTGTGAAAACCTATGTGCTCGAAGGTGAGCTGAAGAAGAAGTTCATTAAACTCTTCCCCAAAAACTCCAACCGCAGAATGATGGAATGGTTCGGTATCTCCTTTTCTACAGTCCAAAGGTTTAAAAATGAACTCGGATTAAAGAAGGATATGAAAGCTATACGCCGTCAGCAGATAATGGACATTAAGAAAACCTGCGAGGAGAACGGTTATTATGATTCCCTCCGGGGTAAACCTACAAGTGAAGCTTGCATGGAAGGTATCCGCCGTTTGCGAGCATCCGGCTTTTGTCCTTTAAAGGAACTCAAGAAGAAAAATCCCCGTCGATATAAGGATTATCTTCGCCGTCGGTCAGAAGCTCGCAAGGAACTATTTCGGAAGGAACGTCTGCGAGAAGAATATGGATTGGAGCGAAAGACGAAGTTAAACATTCCACAGCGCCCCATGAAAGGAGCAGCTGCATCATTCAAGAACATGATGACGCATTGTTTCAATTACTTCTCTGTTCCCGGTCATCCATGGTGGTTAGCATACGATAGCGAAACCAACCGATCGGAACGCAGCGAGGCAACCGCCAGAAAGCATGGCTTTGAGATTATCGAAGGAGAAGATTAAGCACAAGTTCCCTGCGATTCCATCGCAGGGCAGCAGCAAATCCAACAGCATCAAGCAGATACGCCAAGTAACAACAAACAATAAAATTACGACAAAACATGAACACGAAACAGCAAAACATACTTCGAGCTTTATTGAAGAAGTATAAGTTTAAAAGCGTGAGCAATATGGTTCGCCAGGCTCTCGGTATTAACTACGAGAACTTCCTGCAGAAGACAGAACCTCTCTACGTCATCCCCCGCATAGCCTCCTGTTATGCCGATGAGAACGATAAGAATACCCTGATGGGTGTGGTATATAAGGAATGGCTTAAGGACGTAGTAGAGAAAGCCTGGGTAGAACCGCTCAATACTTACATCGAAGAGCACGGCGAACGCACGGTGCTCTCCGCCATCTATTACCTCATAGATAACAGTCTGTGGGAGGTATACGAAGGCCGTCTGGCTCTTGATGCCCAGGAAGATAATTACTACGATAAGCTGGAAGATATGCCCACAGCTATCTCCTTCGTGTTAGAACAGCAGAAAGCCGAGGAAAAGAAGGCTAAGGAAGAGGCAGCCGAAAAAGCCGTCACCGAGAAAGCCGCCGCCACTGCTGAAAACGTTCCCGTTCCCAGCAATTTTATCGCTGGTTCAAAGTCCGGCTATACCCTCACCGCCGAAGAAGCCGTAACCCTCATCGGTACGACCACCGAAACCTGCGCCCAGTTAAAGCAGAACATCGAGCGCCTATTTGATTTCTTGCATACCGCCACCGATACCGATGCCTTGCGAAAAGAGATTGCCTCTCTTCAGCAGCAGTTGGAAGATCTGAAAGCCCAGCACCAGCAGGAAGTCGACACCCTGGTGCAGCAAGCTGCCGAATCCGATGCCACTATGAATAAAGCCAGCAATTTCATCGCTAAACTGCGTCAGGAGGCAAAGGAGGCCCAGGAGCAATATGATGAGCTGAATGCCAAATATAAGAAGGCTCTTGATGAGCGCGATGCTGCCGACAAGGAGTTGGAAACTTACAAGAAGCTCCTCGAAGAGGAAGCCAACCGTGAACAGCTCCCGAAGAAGAAGGTTATCCCATACAGCGTATTAGATGCCGTTCCTCTCTTAGGCAAAGGTGTAATGACCGGCTTGGTACCCGTCCTCGAAAGATACAACATCGTGGTAGATTATAACCGATAGGAGGGTAGCGTATGGACCAGGGAATCATCAATCCAAAGAATTTGCTTCTTTCAAGGGCAGAAAGAAAGGATAACATCGTTCTTATGCCTACTCCTGTTGGTACCCCAGAAGAGTTCGGCTGCATAAAATTCAATAACGTCACAGAACGTCTGTCGAAGCCCCGGGTAGTAGAGCACGCAGAAACAGATGTGGAATTTGTCTTTCGCAACAAGATGGGCAGTGTTTACGCCGTGGTTTATCACAACGAAAAGGGCGAGGTACTTACAGATATGCTAACGAAGGCGAAAAATTCCGAGTGGGAGTTTCATAACTTTAGAATCACTTTTCGTCCTTCTTTTGCGAATGCCTATATCTCGTCGATATATGGTTACAGGCAGATTTCCGAATTGCAGGTTGCGCAGGAACTATCCCGTTTCTTCGCTTTTGAAGGCGTTAAATCAATTATCGGGGATTATTCTATGTTGGCACTCCCTGGTGGTATCGCAGTAGCCCGGTGCGTCTTCAAGGATGATGAGATAATGTCTGTCGAGTTGTTTGATTTCGTAACATACGAGTCTCTTGATAGGGATGAAATCAAGGACATCTACTATCAGGAGTTTCATCGACACATTTCCGGAGAAGAAATGAATATCTCTAGTTTTTCAGAAGATTTTCTGAAGGAAATTCTTGCGGATAGTGTAGAGCAGATGCAGAAGAAGTATAACAAATAAAGAATAGATTAATATGGCAAATAAAATAAAGATAAGCGGTTCAGAACCTGTCAAGTATGGACCGCATGATTTCCAGTTAGGCGATTATGTCTATGCTCCGGTATCATCGTTTGGTCCGCAGCATGGCAATCAGTTGGCATATATCGACCAGCAGGATAATGATGGTTGCTCTATCGTCTTTGTGCAGACTAACCGCAAGGTTTATAGAATATACGATGAACTTTATATTGTGCCGATAACAGAGGAATGGTTAAAGGAAAATCCGCAGGTGTTTACTCCTAGCGATGATATAGCGGAGCAGGAAAGTGGTTTTCGTTTCGCCTATCAGTATAAGTTCTCTGCCAAGCGATTCTACAGCGATTATTATATGGTGGCTTACGAACTGCATTATGAAGATGAAGAAGAATATCAGCAGTTAGTAAAAGAAGGTCTGAGTTACTTTACTTGCCTCAAAGAGTCGCAGGGCAAGGCTACGATAGCACAAATTGTACGTTTTATTCCTGGTAGCGTTGATTTGGCAGCAGGAGCCATGCAGGTAATAAGCATTCACGACCTGCAGCATTTCCTCCGTCTTTGCGGTTGCGAGGAACTGAATGTTCCTCAGTCTCTATTAGAAGATTAAGAAAAAGCAATAAGATATGAACCAGAAAGATAAAATATATATCGACAAGCAGATAGAAACTCTGCTCCGTCAGAAGCCCGATATAGTTCTTACAAAAGAGGATCTGAAAGCGCAGTTGGATAGCCGTGAGACCCTGGATGCTTTTCTTGCCTACGCCAAAGGCTTAAATCATCTTACCGAGGATTTCGACCAACTGATGAAGGAAATCAGTGATAAGATAAAGGCTTTCCAGAAGCAGCATCCTCTGCAGCTTACCACTCTTGGTATTTATCATATCGAAGGCGATCATGTATCGAAAGATACCCGCGGCAAGCAGAATATCGGCCATTGTCTCACCAACATCATGGAAGACGAAGCCACTCCCGATGAGAAGGCAAACATCGCAGAAATCCTCTATCGCAACTGTGAAATGAGTTCCGTCTTCCGTGAGATTATCAAAAATGTATATTTCTGTTGTGAGAAAAATCATTTAAAGTAATAACCCACCTCTCGCCTCTGTCCACAGCGATTCTATAGCTGGTCAGAATGGAGAGAATAAAAAGAAGATAATATGTTGATAATAAACAAAGAAATAATCCGGAGGACGATTTCTGTGCTTCAGAAAATAGTTGATGGCAATACTATTCAAATGAATGTAGGATCCGTTTGGAAGGATATAGATGTTGACGGGGAAGGAATAGATATTACTAAGCTCATATCGTGCCCCCACATTTACCGCATTAAGCCGGAAGTAAAGTATCGCTCATTCAAGAACGCAGAAGAGTGCTGGCAGGAGATGTTAAAGCATAAGCCGTTTGGGTGGATAAAATGTAAAAAAGGTTATTTTAATATCGTTTATGTCGATGATGACTATGCAGGCTTGGCAGATCCGGATGGTAGCTCCATCTTGCTGGCATCAAAAAACAGCTACCAAGACAACACCTTCTCAGACGGCACTCCATTTGGTATTAAAGAGGAGGAATAGTTATGGAGTTTATGTGTATCAAATAGCGCATGACAAACAAAGACTTTTTTGATGCGTATCGTGGAAAGCCAGTCCTTTATAAGGGAAAGGATATTGGCGCATACGTAGCAGGGTATATTGAAGATAAGTATATCATCTTAGGATTTCACGATTATACAGGCTGCATTCAGTGCTTCACTTCTAAAGTGAAAAATCTTTGTGCAATGTATCACTCATACCGATTTGCAAAATTGAAGTATGTAGAGGTGGTAGATAAAAGTTTAGATAAAAAGAAATAGCTTATGGAAAAGAAAGAAGAACCCTATGAGCCATTTGGCTCGAATGTAAGCGAGGAAGAGCTGGCAGAAGAATATGCTGATTTAGGTAAAAGAGTCTTCATCTGCAAGAAAGAAGATTTTGAACGGCAGCCAGGCCAGCCTTATATTAATGAGGAAGGCAATCTGGTAACATTCGTAGGGCAGGGAGAAAATAAGATGGAGTGGGAACACATAGAGAAGTTGATGGGCGATATATGGCATGAGGTTTCTCTTGTGGACGATAGCGACATCTTCCCATCCGGCAATTTTTTTGCCACAGGTCAGCTAAATAGTAAGGAAACGCCTCGCAGTTTCACCGGCACCTTCATGGTTGTAGATGATATGGAAGCGTACTACGAATCTCAGATGTTGGCAGTAACGGTGCCGGTATTCAGCAAGTCTATGTTATCCGTCGTCCTGCCTCACATGCCATTCATCACTGATAAAAAAAAAAGTAAGTAATATGGCAGAGAAGAAAATATTAACCATTCATCTTACTGATGAGTGGTATCAGAAGATAGCAAGCGGAGAGAAGACGGAGGAGTATCGGGAATGCTCTTTATACTGGACGACTCGTTTATTTAGAAAGGATATACCGAATAGGCCAGACTTGATAGCTGGTGTAGCCAAATATCATCGTGCTTCCGATAGAGGCCTTTTCGTGCAAGGTTATCTCACCGGAGGGCTCAAGCACACTTCGGACAGTCCGGAAGATAGAACTTACCGCAAGGAGGTATTAGAGCCTTTCACACACGTTCATTTTCTCCTCGGCTATCCGAAAGATAACCAACCGTATATCGAGAAGGAAATCGACGAGATAACTGTAGATAAACCGAAGAAGGGTATGTGCCCCGATGCGTGGCTAAAAAAGAATATGTTTGTAATCAGATTTAAATAGATAAGCGTATGGCAAAGAAAGAAGAGAAATGTTGCGGTAACTGCTACTGGTTCGACAATGAGGATGCCTATGGCCAGGGCTGGTGCATCGATGAGCAATGTGAAACGTCATGCGGTAGTATTTGTGGCAATCATTTAAACAAATAATCGTATGTAAATAAATTATAGAGATTATTACCCTCAGATCGTCTATAAGCATCCGGAGCCTATGGAAATGATGATTTCTACTCCGAAAGACTTTGGGCAGTATTTACAGAATAAACGTAATAGGAGAAGAAAGAAATGACGTTAGAGTTATCGTTGGAGGAAAAGATAATCGTAACCATTCTTTGGGTATTTGCGATATTCTTCCTGGTGTTGGTTTCCGGAATATTTGAAGGTAGGCACGAGCCTATAAAGCCGCCGAATATTCCGCCACCACCGCCACCATCTCGTCCCCATCATCTGCTATTCCGTCGCAGATTAAGAGTAAGAACTAAAAAACGAAGAAGATATGTTGTACGAAGCAAAACAAGGAACAAAGACTTACGAATACATTAAGGGCATTCTTGATGCGGAGAAAAGGGAGCGTCAGGCTTATATGAAGAGAGTAAAAGAAGCTGTGGGCTTCGAGTTCGATGATTGCCTATGTTGTCTAGCTAACGACAGCAGTGATCGAAAAATCGAAATATCCTATATCTGGGTGTCTTTTAAACAATACGAAACACTAGACAACAAGGCATGGCGAGTAATGAATTGGGATAAACGAGAGGATGGCCGATATGTAGCTATAGTGCCCAATAAGCGCTATAAGCAAGGAAGGCTGTTAGCTAGCGTACTCGACTCCTATAAATCTCTCATCGGAAAAGATGAGATAATAAAGGAATTGGGAATAGATGTGTCTCATGTTGGTCCTTTTGGTAATAAAATTATGCTCTTTCGTCGTAAGGACTGCATTTTCGTTTCTTTTGATGACCGTGCCCGAGTCGAAGATCGTAATCTTGATTTCAAGAAAGTTGAGATAGAAGGATATTAGAATTTTGTTAATAGTGATAAAAGAAAATAGCGTATGATTGTAGTAACATCTCCTTTTGTTGCAGTACTGTTGGTTTTCTTAACGATAACTATATTTGCAATCTGTGACAAGGTAAAAACAGAGAGATCTTATAGATTAAGTAATAGACTTTGGACAGGGGAAGAGAAGTGCCAGTGGGATATAGAGTCTCAGTTCATCACTGGAGATTTGGTATCAATAGATTCACATCTTGTATATGAAGTCTTGGGGCGTATTTCGGAAACGGAATATCTAGTCACTTATAATCGACTTTTGAAAAAGGGACACCTAGTCGTGCATGTATCTAATATGGATGGTATCAGAATTACACCTGAAAGATTGATACGTTCAGGTTTTTCCTGTCCGGACTATGATCCGGAAGATATACGTTTCGATGTGCCTTATAAAAAGGTATTCAAAAAGGATGGAACTGAAGTTATAATAACTCTTAGTCCCAAGAGCACTATGCTAAGAAACTATTGGAATGTTCATTTAGAAAATTATGATTTTATTACCCCGTCTAGAAAAAATATTGTTTACATCCACGAGTTGCAGCATTTTCTTTTTGGCTTAGGTCTTAATTATCGAGAAGAATAATTTTTTAGCGTATGAAAGAAGTAGAACGTGCGGCCTTGGCTGCGAAATTAAAACAATAAAAACATTAAAGATTATGGCATGTAATTGTATTAGCAGAGTTGAGAAATTGATTAAGGAACAGACCAACGAGAGTGGTTGCCTTGATACATGTATCGGTGTCCCATCGGGCATTGAGATGGTGAATGTTTATGGATTGTTTCATAAGCAGAAGAAGGATGGCTCCTTCTGCGAAAAGTGGAACAAGGTAAATATCCTTCCCGAGTATTGCCCCTTTTGTGGTAAGAAGTATGTGGAGGATAAAAAAGAAGAAACCAAACAGGAAGAAAAGGAGAAATAGCGTATGTTATACGAAGCAAAACGAGGAACAAAGGCTTACGAGTACATTAAGGGTATTCTCGAGGCCGAAGAAAAAGAATACCAATCCTACATGAAAAGAGTGGAAGAAGCCGTCGGCTTCGAGTTTGATAAGTGGCAAGGCTATCAGCCTAATCGCAGTCTGCTGCGAGAGTATGATATAACCGCTATCTGGTTGCCGACTGCGCAATATGAAAAGCTGAGTAAGAAGTTATGGCGAGAGGTAGATAGCCAGTTGTTTGATGATGGCCGTTACGTTTGCGTAGCGCCTAACAAGCGATACAAGCAAGGTAAGGCTATCGCCGCCGTACTTGCCTCCTATAAAGCTGTAACCAATCATTTCAAGATATTGAAGGAGTTGGGCATATGGGGTTCTCGAGGTGATTCTATCTACATCACTCAGCTTCTCCGCTGCAAAGACCGTATTTTTGCCTTCTTCGATGATAGCATTCGAGCCGAGAAGTGCAATTCTGATTTCACGGAAATCACGATAGGAGAGTATGAGGATCTTATTAATAGTGATAAAGAAGGATAGCGTATGAAGATTAATATGAATCATGTAAAGGAGAAGATAGCAGGCTTTATCTTTGACCTTATCATAGAATCGGGCAGTAAGTCTAAGTTCTTTCGTAAGTATACCAACCATCGTTTCCGTAAGCAATACGAACGATTGGCGGGTAATGCCGCTTATAGGATGTATAAACGCAACAGCGATTTGGAAAGAGAGATTACCAAGCTGCGTGAAGAAATTAATACTTTGAAGTGTAGACTTCGGGGGGCTTATAATAAGATAAAAGTCGTAGCTACAGAGTACCCTAAGAACATCCCGTGTCCTCACGGAGAAAAAGATGAGAGTAACCATGACCCTGTCAGAACAGATTCCGTTGAATGCTGGTGCTGCCCAGGTTTCGTAGACAGAATACCCGAAGACGGTACCATCATCTGCTGGAATAAGAATTTTGAACAGAGTGAGGATTTAGAAAATAAACAAAAATAGCGAAGAGCGATAATTAGTAACACAGAATTTAACAGAAAAAGATATGGCAAAGAATAACGATTATCTTGTAAAAGCAAAAGAGTACCTAGCCGCAATGAAGACTATGTACAATCTAGAACAGTTGGCAGATGGGGTTCTCCTTGATAAATACAAGTACATCTGTCAAAAGTATGGTATTGATGAGAACGAAGCCATGAGCATGTATTCTGTTCTTCAGAAGATGAAAAAGGAGTATTACATGGTGAACTATAAGGACTCGGCAGCCTTAGAGCGCATCCTGGCTATCGCCGAGGAAGCCCAAGTTACCTACAAACATGATCGTGTTGATTTTTATGTAGAGCTACACTCCCCTGAAACAAGATACAAGTATATTCTTGTAAGTTTCCGAAAACCAGGCGAAAAGTTGGTTCAACAGGAGTTCAACATAACAGACCCGAAAACTTTTCCGGCTGTCACCGACATGATGAATAGCGGTTTCGAGATTGTTGGTATGTCACGACAGGCAGACGAGATAGAAAGTACAAAGTACGATGGAGTCGATGACAATAGAAGGATTTACATCCCTATTTATGATGGCGACGTGCTTCTTTGCTATTCTGAGAATCCAGATAGCATTTTCTCTCATAACAAAGAATGTGGCCTTTATCTCTGCCATGCTGGTGTTTATCATCGACTCGTCTATACTCCTGGTAAAGGATACGTAAGACATCATGAGCCAGATGAGGATGAAGATTTCGAGTTGGATATTAGCGAAGAGCCTTTCAGCCAGTACGTCTTGACAATATCTAAGAGATTTCGCAAGTTGGGTAACATTCATTCCGGCATCGGTTTCCTCATGGAAGAAGATAACAAGGAAGAAGAAAAATAGCGTATGACAAAGCAAGAATTGTTATCTAACCCTGCCTTTCAGACGGCAAGGGATGACGCATCTATCTATTTCGTCGGTAAAGCTTCTAGCATCTACGAATGCCGAGTCGTTGATTTTACGGTTCCGAGACGTGAAGATCAGACAAGAGAGAAGCTTCGGCTTGGTGTATATGGACGACCGCCGATAACCAAACGCAGATTATTGGCTAACCTGTCATTCCGCAACGCCATACCCAATAAGACGATCTCTGTCTTATATCCCGAATGTTGGCATGATTTGGGAGATTGCGATGTAGAAATAGATTGGGATGGTAATATTGCAATAATAGAAAAATAAAAAGTATCTTATGGAAACTGAAACGAAAGAAACTCCTGTTAAGGGAGCATTGATTTATCAGCCGCAGGGTGCGGCCGGTGAATATGCTAAGTGGGCAATCAATTTATACCATGGTTGCTCTAACGGCTGCACATATTGTTATAACCGCAGAGGAGTGTTGAGCCACGTCTTCGGCGATAAGCCGAAACTGGCAGCACCTATCATCAAACTGCGAGAAAAGCTATTAAAAAAGTATATGAAAGATAGAGGTATAACTGCACGTGAAAATATCTATCCATCAGAAGCTTTTATGTATGCAGTCTTAGCTGCACAACGTCTTATACTGGCAGATCTTGCAAAAATCGGAGAGGATAAGATTCGCAAAGATGGAGGTATATTCTTTTCATTTACTTGCGATCCGTTCGATAGTTATTTAGAGAATAATAATAATATAATAGAATGGATGCTTTATACGTTAGTGACAAGCCAGATTCCTGTTACGATTCTTACAAAAAATGTAGATTGGTTATACACGGAAGGCTGTGAGCTGGTGTTGACTCGTTCTCATAAAGTTTGGCCTGAATATGTGGAAAATTTACCCCACTGTCTCACCATCGGCTTTTCTATCACTGGAAATGATAAGTTGGAGCCTGGTGCTCCTTCTACTGAGGAGAGAATCGAAGCCTTGCGTAAGCTTCACGATGAATACAAGATTAAGACCTTTGTATCTTTGGAGCCGATAACGAGTATTCATACCGCATCGGAAGTAATCAAGAAAACATACAAGATTACGGACGAGATACGTCTCGGCGCTCAGTCGCCTATTAAGAAAGACAGATATGATCCTAACGAGTTTGTCGGTTTTGTTATCGCGGTTAAAACCCTGGCACGCGGTCTTGATTGCCGTTTCATGGTAAAGGATAGTATGTATAAGCAGGCTGAAACTTTTGAAGGTGCTTATCGAGATTTGTGTGTCAGAAATCTTGATGAAATAAAAAAGATTTATGAATCAAAACAAAAAGAAAATGATGAAAAGTAAATTGAAGTATTATGCCCAGGTTATCGGTGTTAACCTGTTGGCGATTTTGGTACCCATCCTTGCTGTTGTCCTTATTTACGCTCTCGGCAAGCTGAAGAATATCTATACCCATCCTTGCATCCTATCGCAGGAGATATACGATTGCTGTCTGGAGGCAGTCATCGTTGTAATGGCTGGCTTCTCTGTAGGTCTTTGTCTCCTTTCTTGGGCTGATAACTGGCGAAAGTCAAAGCTCAGTGGCCTAAGAATTAAAAATGAGTTCGATGAATTAGGAATACGTTTTGTCGTAAAGAAAATTTATCCTAACGAGAAGAGGACGGAGCAGACGGACTCACCTACGTCAGATGATTTCATATATGAAGATATTTCCGGACTGACGGTTAAGGAGATTTGGGAACTCTATAAAGGGCGTGAGATAGAGCTTTTAGCAGGTGAGATTTTTATAGCCGGTTACGACGAAGAGTCTAGCCTTGTTGTTGTCGGCACTAAGTTACCTCAAAGCCTAAGTTATGACGAGATGGTAGAAAGTATGGCTAGTAAAGATCCCAATAAGTGGCATGTAGAAAAAGGCTATGCAAATTACGGGGCGCTATCTACTAAATATATTTATATTCCTATTTATAAAAATAGACATCAATAGATATAGTAGCTTATGACATCAGCAGAATAGGTAAGAAGAAAAACCCTGAACGCCATCAAGGAAAAATATCAAGACCAGCTCGAAATGATAGATTTAATCATCGATCAGGCTTGTGAAGAGTTAAAGTACGAAGATACTGTGACGTTCGAGAGTGACGATGACAGAAGTAACGTAAGGTTATATCTTGATGAACTCGGTTATGAAACCTGGTGTGGGGTAGGTGGTGACTGTAAGTTAACTATCTCATGGCGACATGAAAAATGTAATAAAAAAATAGTTATGAAGAAGAATTATTTGTTTGATGTTGATGGCTTGCTGCAGGTGCTGCAAGCCATCAAAGAAGGGAAGCCCGTGGAGTATCGCCCATTGGAGGAACCTGATTGGAAAGATTTCGACCCAGAGGATTGCGATATTGATACAGAGAACTGTAAGTATCGCGTTAAGTCTTGTGAGTATGGACAGAATGTTGGTTCTGTAGTTCTTCGTCCTGAAGACTTGCAGGAAGGTAGAATTTACTTCTTGACGTATGGACCTTATAAACCGAAGGATGACGAAGGTTATTACATGAAGAATAGAGATTTTATCTGTGTAAAGAGTAATCTATGGCGCGAGAATAGGATTGTTACCTTTCATTTCTCATGGCAGAGTGCTGACGTTTGCGATACGCTTCAAGTGGGCGATGATAATGTAGATGTCCAGCATAGCGAGCAGTCAAAAGACTTTGCTAACATTATCGCTCCCTGTCTCGTTTCTAATAACTTCGATGGTGTAGAAATCCGCCTGGCATCCCTGGCTCAAGTCAAGATGCTGGAGTCTAAGTTACGTGAAATAGGTTATGAGTTCAAGGACGGTGAAATGATAAAGATAGATGGGAACAAAGAATAAGCAAGGCCGTAGCCGGATGCGATATTAAAGACGCATTTTAATGATTAAAAGATTTATAGATTATGGAAAAGATTGAATTTACAAAGGAACAGATAGAGAAGATAGCTGAAGGCATCAGCGTCATCTGCTTCCGTTCTAACTCGAAGGCAAAAAAGTTTTTGCTTATGGAATATCCGAAGGTTAAAGACGTGCTCAGTAACTCCTGTATCTGGGATGAGCCTGCATATAATGAGGAACACCCCAAGGAAGTAAAAAGTGTGCTGCCTAGTTTTGAGGCAGTGCATACTTTCGGCTCGTCGGCTTTATTCAAACCCACTCTTGCTGAGATTATCCAGGCTTGCCCTATCAACCTTCTTGGAAACTTTAACGCTGTCACCATTCATTATAATGGTTTTATAGAGGACGCTTCCAAGCATAAGAGTATCGTGACTCCTTATGTGATTTGTGAGAAGAAGAAGCCATTCGTTCCTTGTTTCAGCGATGAAGAGGAGAAGAAGTTACACCCTTCACCATTGAAGATAGGCGACCTTGTAGGTACTATCATTGACGAGTTCTGCCAGGTAAGCATTGATACTATCCAGCCTGATACCCGCAACCTTCAGACCTTATTTGAGGGTCCACTGAATGAAGTTCCCGAGAAGTATCTGGATAAACATTTCCGTCCGATAGAGATTATCAAGGACTACGAAGATGAGATACATTTAATCATTAACTAAGCTTTATCATGTTTGAGATATACGTAAAAATGAAGAAAAAGAAGTGCTGGAAACTCGCTATAGAGGTTCCCAATGCTTGGGGTGGAATGCCTCACCTCTGGATGTATCTGGAAAAGAAATATCTTCCTTCTTACGTGCCGGTAGGAGCTGATGGAAAACCGCTGGAACTGGACTGGGTGAAGGAAACACAGGCAAAAGGTGAATATGTAAGCCGATGGATCTATTCTTCATCCAGAAAGGAAATCGAGGACCTGCAGAAAGATTTCCGCTTAACTTATGAGGAAATGATGGTGTTCAGATCTACTTTTGATTTTGCAAAGGTTCTAGGAGAAGATATACCAGTTTATCTTGAATGCTTAAAGGTTGTCGCTGATGAGTGTGGAGGTATATATCCACAACAATATGAAAAACTGAGTGCCTTTATTAAGGTTCACAGCATAAATGACATAGAGGCGATAGCTTTCAACCAGACAAGCGTAAACTGTGCCTTTGATTTCTTTGGCAACAGATATAATGCGTCAGCAGATAACTTCTGGGATTGCATTTGCCCAAAGGAATTTTATAACAACCTCAGAAAAGATGCGATATTAAAGACGCATTTTAATAATTAAAAGATTTATAAAATATGAGTTTATACACAAAAGAAGAAAAGAAAAAATCCCTTTGGCATCCTATTACCGATGAGGATTTTGAGATAGACTTCGGTAAGCCGTTTATTGTTTGCTGCGATGATGCTTCTCTCTTCATCGTGAAAGATCTTGCAGATATGTTTTACTATCTGGATGAAGATCGATTCTACGATGTCAAGGCGCAAACCTTGTCTGAAGAAGGTAAAGATGCGTTCCGGGAATTTTATTACGGATATATGTATATCGATGACGAGTTCTACAAGGCGATAGACTGGGCGAAGGGGCAATATCTTGAAGACGTGAAGGGTGAGCGAGAAAGACCGGAATTGTTTGTTATGGATGAAATCGGACCAAAGGTAATAGACCATTTCGATTTCTACCCGAATGGTGATCCGGCATACGAAGGAACTCCTAAACTATGTAGAGATTTTGCAGTAGATCATCCTGAACTACACAAAGTCGAGTATATCGTTAATCTGAACTGGGTTTCTGCGACATCTCTTAATACCCTGTTTGTGGCTCCAACAGATAAGCCTAAAACCGCTTACGTAGTAACATCTGGCGAGTATAGTGACTATCGTGTTGATGGCGTGTTTTCTGACAAAGAGAAAGCTGATTCGTTTGCTAAAAAAGCCGAGGATAGGACTATAGAGAAATATAATATTGATGATGAGGAGCAGCTTCGAAAGGAATACTGGTATGAAATTTCTATCAGAATAGATAACTCTTCAAAAGCAAAGAATGTTTCTGTCAATGATTTAAGTCAGTCGGGTCAGTATTTCGATGCTGTAAGGTTTCGATCTGGAGAAGGTATAGGCAGTTGTTTTTACTTTTACCTGAAAGCTATCGATCGTGATAAGGCAAAAGCTATAGCTTTGGAGCGTTTTCATGCTCTATTGGCAGTAGAGTCTTCTCTTTTCCCTATGTTAAGATGGACGCGTGACATAAGTCCTCATTATGGTCCTGGTGATTTGCAAGAAGGTCTCGTATTCGGTTATTTCGATTATAAGGCTTATTTTTATTCTTATTATAGAGAGGAGAAAATACAAGACCTGTTTATGAAGATTAAAGATTCTTTGCCTATTCCATTAACCGAAGAGGATAAAATCGACTGGCAGAATCTTACAGAGGATGCTTGCCTGCAGCTTATGAATAATCATGGTCTGAAGATAGAACCAAGAAAGGATTTACCTTTAGAGTTTATTTGATTAGCAAGTGACTTTAAGGATTTATAAAAAAGAATATATTATGATACAGATTCAAGATTGGGAGTCATCCCAAAAGATAGTTGTCGTGGATGAAAATCATCACGGCACCGTACAGGTGGAGGTACCGAAGCCTGGACCTTATAAAGACGAGTATTATCAGTATGCCGATTGCGCTATCTACAACCTTTGGGTAGATGAGAAGTACCGCAAGCAGGGAACGGCTCGTCTCCTGATGGAGACCGCAGAGCGTGAAGCTAAGAAACTGGGCTGCAAGTCGGCACAGCTGGAGTGGGATGATAAAGGCAGTAAGCTTTTTGTTCTCGAATGGTATAAACGCCTTGGCTATCGTGTAATGGCAAGGAATGAAAACGCTCGTCTGCTGCTGGTGAAGGAACTTTTTACCTTTAAGCCTTTGTCCCCATCATCCGAAAAGAAATCATTACCTTTGCAAACAGAAAAAGAAAGATTAGCGTATGAATAAAATAGAAGAGCAGATGATGCTGCAACAGATCAAGTCTGTCTATTGGCTGATGATGGATTCTTCCGGTAAGATGGACTTCGCAAATAAAACGCTATGGGATGAGATTACTGATCTCGACCAGGATAGTGGCGATTACCAGGAAGTGGTGGTGGAAATCTATTTCACCGATGGCAGGTTTATCAAACTTCATAACCGCAGTTTTGAATCGCTCATTAATAATTCCTATTCCGGTGACGACCTTTTGCTGCTGCCAATGAATGATGATAAACTTCTCCAGGCAGTAGCAGAACAGGGCGTATGTATTCGTGATGTTTACCGTCCGATAGTTAGTATTACGTATGATGATCCGGAAACGGGAAGAACGGCAACCGATTTTCCTATATCCTCCGTGGTCCGCATAGCCTGTTACCGTAAAAAGGTAAAGTGGAGCGAGAGATGGAGAACACTGAGTCCGGAAAAGAGAAAGTTGCATGAATTTATGTTCCGTAATTTTCGCGAAAAATATCTCAGAGATCATCCTGAGATTAAAGAATAGATTCATCTAATGTTTTATCAAAATATGCTTAATTAGTTGTAATTATTTTATTCAGATTTTTTTAGAGTTGTTAAAGTTTATCTTGGTTTCCCGCGTTGTGAAACGCGGGAGCTTTTTATTCTTCGTTAATTAGTTCTCATATTTGAACTTAGTTTATGGTTATAGTAAGAGGGGCGGCTGTCGTGATGACACCTGCCCCTCATTTTTTACCATTTCTGAAAGATAAAAAAGTAAAAAGGTAAAAAGGTAAAAAAGCATAGCGGGAGATATTGTCCTACTGTTTTTTACCTTTTTACCTTTTTACCCTTTTACCTTTAAACGTTCCTTCCGTCCGGCAGTACGAACCAGCCGATATTTCCTCGCCAGAACTTGCAGCCAAGATATAAGGAGTCGAAGGCATCGGTAAAGTCGGTACGCTGCTGCAACGGAAGGTTGTCTTCCGTTTCCGGCTTCTTCTCCTGGCTCTTATCCTTTCTGAATCCCTGATAGCCGATGCTTACTTCACAGAGCTGCAAGGCTATAATCAGGTCGGGATTGTTAGGCTGATTGATACGAATAGCAGGATATTCTATGCCGGCAAGACCATTATTGATGATGCGATGCTTCACCTCATGCTTTTCCGGCACACCCATATCTATCGCCGTCACGTTCCAGCCATTGCGCTCCAACTCCTTAATCACTGCCTGGTAGAATCGCTCATCTGTCAAGGCATACGATGCACCTTGCTTTGCGGTAGCATCATAGTAGTAAACCACATCTCTGTTCACGGCTCTCTTCGGAGCATAATAATGCGAGAAATCATCTATCAACTCTCTCAGCTTGCGCTCGTTCTTCACGTAGAAACTCTTGATAACATTCACTGTCTCCACTCCGTCACGCTGATATACCTGACCTACCACCAGGGTGTTGATATTCGCATTGTAGTCGAATGCGAGATAAAGAGGAAGGTCGTTTACGCAGTCGCTATCCATACGGCAGTCGTTTCTCTCGGACAGCTCTTTCAAGTCCGGCTGATAACTCTCTGCAGTAATTTTCTTACCGCCTATGATGCCCGTAGCCTTCTCTGTGCGGAAATTAGCCTGAGAAAGCGGGTCAATCTCATCGGGGATATAACCGTGAACATGATCTATATCCAGGTTAGAATAGAAACCATCGTTCGATTTCTTGATTTTCACGTTCAATATCGAGACCATGAAGGTATAGGGTGGAAGATCTCGCTTCATCTGTCGGATATACTCCTCACCCAGAACGTCCACGTTTTCGAGGGTAGATGCCCTGCGCACCACGAAAGCCGAGCGCCGCAGTTCTCTGAGATAGTCATCCTGAAACTTCTTCGAGCGCAGGAACATCTGCATCTCGAAATCCTCATCAGGTGTAATCAGATATTCGTAATCATAGATAAGTTCGGCATCCTCGGCAGTAACCAGTTTGTAGTTTACTGCCATATCCACCATGTTCTTGGTAATCCTATTGCCATGGTTAGGCAGAATGCGGAACATGCCTTCATGCTTCAGCATTTTCAACGCCACGGCACGTATGATAGTCTTTTCCTCTACTGATACCACGCGAAGCGAATGCCCCGTCTTCTTGGCATTATAGAGCAGGTCGTTATATCTGATAACCTTGTCGGCATACTCTTCCAGCTCGTTCTGTACCCATCGGTAGGTCTTGCCCTTAAACCTGCCTGTCTCTATCTCCAAGTCCAGTTTCTCGTCCTCACGCTCCAGCCAAGAGCCTTTTGCCGTAAGCGAGGCATCACTTACGAATCGGGTAGAACGGTAGAGTGGGTTGTAGTCAGAAAAGTTGATGTCTCCCAGTGGGTGTGTCTGTCCTGATAATGCCGGCATCAACTCCTCATCCACTTTCTTCTTAGGGAAGAATCTGCACTCATCGCCCACACATGCACTGAAGGTATAAGAGTTTGCAGAAGCGGTCTGCGACAGAGAAATCAATGCCCATTGGGCACCATTGGCAAACCAGATGATATTTTCGTAGCTTTTCGGTTTGAAGATGGAAGGGCGCACATGCTTTGGCGGTCGTCCCCAACCCATGTGAATGCCTATCTGAAAACCGAACATTCGCTCCATGGCAGCCATGGTACCCGGTATGGTTTTCGAGAAGCCCTGTTGTCGCGATACGGCTACCCATGCCCCAAGCATTCCTGGCATGGAGTTGCTGGTCATCCATACATAGGGTGCCACGAGACCATCGGTCTTACCCGTGCGTCGAGCTGCAATATCCCTCTCGTCTCGGGCACCCATATATAATGATTGCTGCTGAAATCGTGTTAAGTAAATCTGATGTGGTTGCTGCATAAAAATGAAAATGTTATCCTGAATGTATGTTTTTTAGCCGCATCCTTGCGTCCGTTAGGCGTTCCTGCGGATTTGAAATCCGTAGATATGTCAGTTTTTTACAGTCTTAGAGCAATTTTGCGGGCTGGCAATCATCGATTAACTTGCGTGTTTCTTTGGCACACTCAGCCACGCATCTCTCGACTGCCTCGGTGATGTTTTGAATTTGATCCTCACGCATATTGCCGTATTTATCGCAAGTGTCGTTTATTATTTTGTAGAGAACCTGATTTTGTAAAGTCTCCATATAATCTACATACTCCTTGCAAGTACTGCGCCGAGGCGCTTGCACCCATTTTAGAAAGTCCGATTTCCAGTCTTTCCATGTTTTGATTTTTATTACTATCATTGTTGCTTACATTTTAAATTGTCGTTTCAAAAACGGGTTGTTCTTTATGAGTTCTATCATTTCTTCTTCTGAGTGTACTCCCTCCCAGAAGAGTTCGGTATGATCTCCGACTCTGTCTTCATCTACAGAAAAAGGTACACCGTAGTTGGTGTAGGTTTCACCATGGTGTTGAACCAGGTGGCGACCTGGGTTTTTCCGGATGTTTTCTATCCAGACTTCATTGTCACACTCGCACCATTTATTGTATTCTTCTCCTGTCAGTGTCATATCAATACCGATAGGGTAGTGTCCGGAACATCCATTGGTTCCGAAATAAATAATCTTTGCCATAATTTCGCAGATTTAAAATAATGATAGCTGAATAGCTCTATTGCCTCGCTCCTTCTGATGTTTCGGTACGTAGATACGTTCCGTTACGAGATTATTAGCCGTAGCTGATAGGGTAGAGCGATGAGAAAACTCTTCGATACAATCGAAGCGATCATCAGGCATCTGATAGGAAGATATGAAAACGGGTTGTGTCTGATGCTCGCACCAATCGTAGAATCGCTCATAATCGAAACCTTCAGCTTTGTTATACACGTTAGTGTCTTCGTAGGGAATATCGCAGTAGATTACGCTATCATCGGGTATTGTAACTTGCTGATAATCAAGCATACTTGACGTAATATTTGAAAATTGCCCCCACGATTTTCTCGGTAGGGATAGTTGTCGCTCTCGGTATTGCAATCTGTGCAATGCAGTTGGCTCGTTCTCCGTTGCAGAGTTCGCCCTGTCGATTTTTTTTTTTTTTGAATCCCGCAGACTCGGCTGCGGCATTTTTGATGTTGAAGTTCTGACGGACGTTTGTAAGCCGCTCGATTGTTTCCAATCTGGCTGATGTGATTTGCCCCATAAGACTGGAGGTTGGTGTTGAGCCGTCCGTAAGCCTCTGTGCTCTGCAATCTCGGCAATTCTGCCCCCCCTCGTAACGTGTTCAACTTGCAGTTGGTGACTACTCTCTGCCCCCCCTCAAATGATTGTTGCTGGAAGTGACCGAACTGGCTGAAATATCTCTTTACGGCAGCATATCTGCGCTGAATATCGCTGATAGGTTCGATGAAAGATAAATCATAACCAAGTTCTTTTCCCAGGGAGTAATCACGAAAGAATATTGCATAATGAATAGCCTTCTTCAAAGGTTCGATTTCCTTAGAATAAAGATAATCTCGCAGATTATTTCCAAACGACCAGACCACTGCCACGTATGGATCGGTATCTTTCAGTCTGAAGAAATCCTCACGGCTTATCCATCTTGTCTCATTCTGATATTTGCCATTCAGTGCATCAATGAATAGGGTAGGGCACATCCAGTTAATATCATTGATATGAATATGCTCATACTTGTTTCTCAACAACGCTGCATGGCTCACCGCACAGCCACCGCAGAATAAATCTATCAGGTGTGTACGTTTAGGCAGAAGGCTTACAATCCTCTCTGCCAATTTGTTTTTACTTCCCTTATAGGGTAATCCGTATTTCATATCTTCCTCTATTTGTATATTTTAAAATAGGCTCGGCTGCGCCATTTCAAGCTGAATACGCTTGCAAGCCTTGTCGTAATATTCTTTGTTCAGCTCAAAGCCGATAAAGTTTCTCTTTTCTCTGATGCAGGCGATGGCGGTAGTGCCGCTGCCCATAAAAGGATCGAGGACGGTATCACCTTTTAAACTCGAATTGATAATATGCTTTTGAAAGAACGGTGCTGGTTTTATGGTTGGATGATTCCAAAGATTTTTCTCTGAAGTGTTGAGTGGAGTAATGAAATACGTTCCTTTGGTACTCGTATCACCATAAATACGAACTCCTTTTTCTCGGAAGAACAAACAATACTCTGTATCAGTAATATATTTATTGCCGCAAGCAGGTATCGGGTTTGTCTTGTGCCAAGTAATCAGATTCCAGTTACAGCCTTTCTTCTTTACGAAGTAATCAAGATATAGAGGAATCTGTTTTTGGCTACACCAAAGATAGATATTTATCTTTTTCATAACCCTGCAGCATTCATCTAGAATCTTTAAGTCGAATCCGCTCTTTATCTCATCCAGCTCTTTTACATAGCCTTTATCGTCATGAGCATAAATACCCCCCCGAATTGTCTATAATATAAGGAGGATCACTAACTATTAAGTCGATAGCCTTGGAAGGAATCTTTTTCATTCCTACCAGACAATCCTCATTATATATCTTATTTAATTTCATGCTCTATAAACTATAAATTTTTAACTCTTAATTTTCCCACATGCCATTTCTGACACGTCTTGCATTGGTACGCCACATACCCTTTCGCCTTCAGCTCCGGTCTTTGGTTCAGAAACTCCCAGGCGGCATCTTCTGTTTCGTATGCCACTTTGGCTTTCCAAGTATGCTGCTTTCGGGTGTAATGCTCAGGGTCCGGAGTAAAGGGAGGAACCTTGTTGTGATAATGATGATCACCTTTGCGCTTACTCATCATCGCCTCCTTCCTTTCCGGTATCACCTTCCTCTTCCGGAATATCCATTTCGGCTTTCTTCTTCTCAGCATGCTCATCCATCACCTCTTCCATATACTCCATATAGTCAGGTACCTTTTCATTATGCTCCTGAAGACTCTCCTCCTCGGCAATATCCTGCATATCCTTTGCCGTAAGACCATACTTGCGAGCCATTTTCTTTTTGTACTCGTCAGTATAGTTCACCCTATCACGCTTCACGATGCTTACATCCTGCGTGATGGCAATGCGGCTCATATCCGGCATTTCCTCGGTAGCATCCTTCTCTTCCAGGAAGTTGCCATAAACGTTAGCCAATGCCTGCATACCCTTATCCACCGCACGGTCGTTGTTCTGCTGCTTGCCTGTGCGGATAAGCCACTCAGCAGAATTGAGATACATCGCCTTGTGACGCGGGCTTTCATCGGTCATAAAAAAGCGGATGATGTGATTACAGACTGCCACATCATTAGTCAGCTCAGTAATGGTACGGGGTTTGATATTTCCTTCGTCGTCAATATCAATATGCAGCGCCATCACCATTTCCTGCGCCTCTCTGTTGCCCTGTCCTGCCTGTTTCATAAACAGCGCATAGTCGCGCCTTGCTATGTTGCGGCAGGTAGTCTTGGGGTCTATGTCGTTGTTTTGTACCCAGCGCTTATAGAATTCGTAGCAGAGCTGCATCCGATACTTCTGTTCCAGTTTCGGAAACATCGTGTCAATGCTCAGTCCGTTAGATAGCCACTTGTCTATTCTCTGCAGGGTATTCTGCGTAAGTTGACTCATCTCTTATTAATGTTTAATGTTTTATGTTAACCTGGTGTGGCATCGAAAACCGAAATTCGCGCTATTCGTGTCATTCGTGTTCAAACCCCCGAACCTCGAAACGCTATATGGTAAGGTCGATACCAAACTGTCCTTCCAGGAACGTCTTGTAATCGGGCTTACCGAATAGTGTGCCGTTTGCCTTTTCCCAATCTTTATTGTTGGCATAGAACACATCACGCGTAAACCATTCGTAAACGTTATCATATCTGCTTACTGCTGGCGAGTCAGGATGCGTATCTAAGAATTTCTGTCCCGCCCTCAGATAAGCCTTGGCTATGCGGGGATGCTTCTGAAACTCGATAAGGCGCTTGCGTCTTGAAGCCAGGGGGCAGCACATGCAGCCGAGTCTTCGGGTAACGTCGATTTGCCCCCCCGTATCATAGTATACTGGTGCTAACTTCAATCCTCTATCAAGAATGAAATCCCTCACATCTTCGTTGGTCCATTCCAAGATAGGATAAATCTGTTCTACATGATTTTCCTTTTTCTTAGAACCATAGTACCGGCATTCGGTAGGCTCGTTATATCTTTCCTTTCTCGCTCTGCTTTCTTCTTTACGCACACCGATAACAGTTTTATCGAGGATTTTATATTCCTTCAGAACTTCACAGCAGAAACGGCTAAAGCGATTAGGAAACCCTTTCTTTGCAATAAGCTGAAAGAAATTTTCTTTAGGTCTGATAATCTCCACACCCATCTCCTTCACGTGGGCGATAGTGCCCGGTGGGTCGATGGTCGTGTTCTTGTATATCGCCCTGTATCTGATACCAGCTTCTTTTGCAAGCTGCAGGATCACGTCGCTATCCTTGCCGCCCGAGTAAGCCAGTTCTATCTCTCCATCGTACCTTTTCTGTACGCTTTGCAGGAGTCGGATAGACTGATCTATCTTTTTCTGTAATTGCTCGTTTATCATTTTGCGCCTTTTATTTTTTTATCTGCCCACAAAATTACGAAATCTCCCCTAGATGATTGGGACAAGGGAGAGATAGTTGACAGTTGATAGTTTATAGTTAACAGCATCCTTGCTCAAAGGCGTTAGCTTCTATAAACTATAAACTGTAAACTATAAACTATATTTTTGTCCCTAGCATAGGGCAAAAATATTCTACCTTTGCAATAGTATTAAGACAACATAGGATAACATTAAAAAGAAAAAAGAAAATGCAAAGTTTAATTCCGACCCTTACCAGGTTTCTTGCAGCCATTATCGGCTTAGTGTGGTGTACACTGGAACCATCTCTTAACTACATCGCCGTGTGCTTCTTCGCCCTTGTCTGTGACTGCTACACGGCGTGGCGCTGCAACTGCCGCATCTATTCCCGCTATCGTGAGGCTATCAAGAAAGACCCTCGATGCAAAATCGACGGGAAACTGAAATCTAAGAAAATGGCAAAGATGGTGAAAGATTTCTCCGTCCTCATCCTTGCGATATTCTTGGCCACGATGGTAGATACCGTCATACTCGATTTCCAAAATCCTCTCCATCTCGCTAATTATCTTGCCGCCATCTATTGTGGCGTGCAGCTCGTAAGTATCCTCGAAAACGAGAGTACCTGCAATGGGGCACCCTGGGCAAGAGTGATGCAGAAGATTGTGGCCGATAAAACCGAAAGACACTTCAACGTGAAGCTGAAAGACTTGATGAAGGAAGCAACAGAAGAGGAGGATAACAAGGAAGAAGTTACTCCGAAAGAAGATAAGAAAGAAGAGGAAGCAAGCGATGGTAAAGAAAACGAGCAATAAACGTCCTCCGTTGAAGGAAATCTTTAAAGCCAAACGCTTTTTATCTCAAGAACTAGTAGGTGCAAAGTTTCATTCCTCCCCCGAACCCTTCGAGTTTAATGAATGTAACTGGATAGCCAACGAAAAATCCGAGGTAGTAAAGGCGATGACTATTTTGGCAAGAGCCGGTATCTATTTATCAATAAGCGGGCATGAATATATGATGAGAGAAAAAGCACTCTGTGCAAATAACTCTTAATTTCTGTACGCTATCAGTTAATAATGTGTTAAAACCCCTTTGAATTATGACAATATCAAATGTTTTGGAACACTGGGCTACGATATACAAGCCCTTATCCCACGACCCGACAAGCAAGAAGCTGGAAGACCAGAGTTTTTTCCGCATCCGTGATATTGATGAGGAAAATATCTTTTCCCGCAACGCCAATATCATTCACTCTCCCTGCATGCTCTATCGTGTAGTTAACTCCGGAGAATTGAAATCGGATAAGCAAGCCTTGATTACTTATCAGGTCTGCTTTCTTACCCGGCTGAAAGATTCTTTTGCTACGTTGGGCAGATATGATGGCGGCAAATTGCAGGCTGCATCGGATGATCTGATGGAGTATTGCGAAGACCTCGCCTCTTATCTCACTCAGCTTCGCCGCACAGGTATCTGTCCTATCACGGGCAGAAACTTCAAGACGGAAGAGCCTAAGCTGGGCATAGAATTATCATCCGTCGATATAGAGAGTTTTGCCTATGGTGTAAACCCTCTCTTCCGTGGTCCGAGCTGGCTCCTTGCTGATTGCTATTGGCAGACCATCCGTCCGCTCTATAACTTCCAATGTGAAAAGGAGCAGAAATATATCATTCCTGCATCGACAGAAGACGGAAAGGAGGGATAAGCTATGCCTATCAGAACTCAACCTATCAAGTCGCCTTTTGCACCCCTGAAAGAGGTGGCAGGCGTATATCTGAAACAAGCCCTTCTCGATATAGAAGTCAACTTCAATACCCAGAAGATTTATCCAGTAGAGGTGTATCGTGGCTACGAGAAGGTGAATAAATACCGTGAAGAACACGGCATGTGGTATTCTACGGGTGAAGGCAAAAAATCCTTCGAGGGTACGGTATATCAGGCTGATGAAAAGACGGGTAATCTGATGGTAGGAATCCGTTATAACGACTATCTCCGCTATGTGGATATTGGTGTAGGTTTGACGGGTGATCCTCGTGACCCTGCATCCCATATCACTGCCGATAAGGTGGACCGTTCAAAGAAAGCCAAGTTCAAAACACGATATATCGGCAAGTGGGATAGAAGGGCAGGTAAATCTCACCGTCCTGCCATCATGCGAACGGTGAGAAGACTGAAAACGAGATATGAGAACCATCTTGCCGATTACTATGGCTACCAGGGCTTGTTGCAGATAATGAATGCCCTGGAAGGTAAAGATGAGTAACTTTATAAGTATTCATATTTAAAAACAGAAACAAAATGGCAAAGAATAAAACAGAGGCTATCATCACGCTCAACGGTCAGCAGCCGCTCCAGGTATTGAAGCAGTTGCAGGAGGCAGCAGCGGGTATATCCGACCAGATAGATGCGGCTCAGGCGAGGCTGAAAAACCTGAAGCCGAACACTGACCCATATAAAGCCCTCGTTGCAACCATCAATGATTTGAAGAAGCAGTATGATTTGCTGGCTTCTGCACAGATTAAGGATATTTCGGCCAATGAGCGTTTGCAGAGCGTGGTAAACCAGCTCAGTAATACTTCGCTCCGTCAACTTCGCCGTGCATTGGGCGACGGCAAGCGTCAGCTCGAAGGTTTGTCGGAGGCGGAGATGGAACAGGCTAATTCCATCCGTGCGATGATGAAGGAAGTAGGCGACCAGATACGCCTGCTCGAAGGAAAATATGTGAAGATTGAAAAAGGACTGAAGAACGTAAATGAGCAGTCTGACCAATGGCTCAGTAAGGCTTTAACCCAGCAGAGAGAACTCGTTTCTTCTTTAAAGAAGTCCGATGCCAGCTATCAGTCTAACCTTAATACTTTGAAACAGCTGGAGGCAGAAGAGGATAGACGTAAAGGCAAGATGAGTGTTTCAGAGGCTACCAGTGTCGTTAGCAGAAAGCACGCATCGGCATCTGATTTGCGCAGGGCAAAGACAACCCTCACGGAAGCCAGGGATAATACTGATTTATCTGATGAGAAGAAAATCAATTCCTATAACGAAAATCTTGCTACCATAGAAAAACGTCTGGAGGCGGTTTCCGGTAAGGCTCAGAAGGCTTCTATGGATTCTTTGAAACTTATCGGCATTCTGAATAACCCTAACGGGCACCCTGCCGAAGATATTAAGGCGGCAATGGATGCTATTCAGAAGCAGATTCAGAAGTTGCCTGTGGGTTCGCAGGAGGTAGCAAAGCTCCGTCAGCAGTATGCCATGTTGGAGAAAGCCCTGAAAGGTACCTATCTTTCGCATACTCAACTTAATGATATTATCGAGAGAGGAAGAAGGGGAAAAGCCTCTATCAACGAGTTGAAACAGGCATACAATCAGCTTTCTGAAGAGTTAAATCAGTTAAACACCAAAAGCAAGGAGTTTAACGAGAAACAGAAAGAGCTGAAGGATTTAAAGAAGAATATTGACAATGCTACTGGAGCAATAAGCCAGCAAAGTAAATCCTGGCAGGGGGCAGTGAAGAACCTTACGGCATACGTGGGTCTCTTCCAGGTCTTCAATGCTATCAAAGATACAGTTACTTCTGCTATCAAGAAGAACTTTGAATACTCTTCTTCTTTGACGGATATTCGCAAGGTGTCCGGACTCACGATGCAGGATGTCAATAAGTTGTCTGAGGAATTGGCTAAGATTGATACTCGTACTTCTGTTGATGGTTTGGCTCAGCTTGCCTACCAGGGTGCAAAACTCGGTATGGGTAAGTATGGCGTGGAAGGTATGAAGCAGTTCGTAGCTGCTGCCGACCAAATCAATGTAGCCATCGGTGAGGAGATGGGGGAGGAGGCACTGCCTGCTCTTTCCAAGATGGTAGAAACCATGGGTCTGATTCCTAAGATGGGTATCGAAAAAGCGATGCTTGCTACGGGTTCGGCTATGTTCAAACTGTCTTCTACATCTACTTCTACATCTACCAATATCGTAGAGTTTGCCAAGCGATTGACCGGTGTGAGCCGTACTGCAGGCATTACTACAGACCAGTTGTTGGCCCTCGGTTCTGCATCCGATTCTCTTTTTCTGATGCCGGAAGTCAGTGCTACGGCGATGTCTAAGTTCATCGTAGCCTTGCAGAAGAACCATAACCTTATCGAGAAGGATTTGGGTATTCAGCAGGGTACCATCAAGAACATGTATGCCGCGGGCCATGCGATGGACGCTATCGTTATGGTGCTCGAAAAGATGAGAGACAAGGGTAATATGAATGCCTTGGGTGGAATCTTTAAAGACCTTGGTTCTGATGGTCAACGACTTGTTACCGCCATGGTAACTATGTCTAAGAACGTAGATGTATTGAAGGATCATCTTTACGAGTCTAAGGAGGCGTTCGAGGAGGCAACGGCTGTAACTGGCGAGTACAAGATGCAGCAGCAAAGTGCTATTGGTATTCTTGAGAGAGCCAATAATCTTTGGGAGAAGGCATTTGTCAACCCTGATGGTGTGGAAAGCGTAAAGTCAATGGCGAAAGCCTGGTACGACATGTCGCAAATGATATTGCAAAGCCCGATATTCAAGAAAACTCTTCAGGCATCACTATGGAGCGTGATTACTGCTTGTAAGATATTCGTAACCCTTCTTCCTCTTATTGCTAATTATTTTGCTGCTCTTGGTATTTATAAAACCGTTTCGTTTCTTTGGGAACTAGGCAAGGCCCTAAAAGCTGCGGCAGCTGCGCAAACATTGTTTAATTCAGCAGCCAAGGTAAATCCTTATGTAGCTATTGCAAGTGCGATTCTCACCGCCGTAGGCGTAGTATGGTCTTTTGTGGAAGCAGATAGAGAGGCTGCTGCTGCGGAGGCAGAGGCTGCACGTAAAGCTAATGCCTGGAAAGAAACTCTTAGCAAGGCGGCAGTAGAAACGAGTAACCTTAATAAGAAGCTCGATAATTATAAGCGAATGATGAATGAGGCGAACCTTTCACAGAAAGAACGCCAAAGTCTCATATCCAGATTTAATCGAGATTTCCGCTCTTATATTTCTAATCTCGGTATAGAGATAAAGAATGTAAAAGACCTTCGTGACCATTATTCCGAGTTGGCGCAGGAAGCTCAGAGGGCAACCTATTACCGTATGCGTGAGGAAGCCAAGCAGCAGGCTTTGCCGAAATTTGATTCCGACAGAAACTCTGCTGCAAACAATCTGATGGCAAAGGTTCGCGGTTTAGGCTTGGATAAGCTTGGAGTGTCTTTTCAGGATATAGACCGATGGGTCAGCAAAGGTGCAAGCGGTACCTCCGTATTCTGGTACTTAGCTAAAAAATTGCCGAAAAATCAGTCTGGTTTGATTAGTGGCGAAGATTGGAAAGTTGATAATAAGGGTTTCGTTTACCGCCAGGGTTATGACGGCAGAAAGATTTCTCCATCTTCCAGTGACGCACAAATGTCATTCAAACTTCGTGATTTGCTTTCTGCGTCTCGCTGGTACACAAACGCTACACATCGTAGGGGCGATAAAGAAAAGGAGATTGATAAGGCTTACGAAAATTTCGTTCCAGAAGGATATACCCCTTATCCGGAAGAGAGTCCTGGAACTCTCGAAAATAACGCTCCTGATAATGATGCTATCCGTGCTGTGAAGCAGGAGGCACGCGACCAGCAGCGTTCCTGGCGTGAGGAGTTGAAGCAGAAGCAGGATGAAGCAAACGCTATCATGGATAACGTGCGCAACTTCTATGAGCGACAGATTAATGAGAAACTATCCCAGGCAGCAAGCCTCGGTATGGATAAGACGGAGCAGGATTTGTTCGTAGAGCCAGTGAAGAAGCGTATGGATGAAGCCCTTTCGCAGGTGCGCCTTGCTATCGCTGGTCAGGCTAACACCTGGGAGGACTTCAAAAAGACGATGGATAATGATCTTATCGAGAAGACCGATGAGACCGGAGTTAATCTTTCCAAGAACCTCCTCACCTCCATTACGCAGAATAATATCGCAGCCCTGCGCACGAAGATGGCTCAGTTGGGTAATAGTCTGAACCGTCCGATGAACTCCATCACGGCTGAAATATTTGCCAAGGCTACCAAGAACCAGCAGGATCGTGTAAAGCTGGAAGCGCAGCAGGCAGAAGCCCGTAGAAAGGTGGCTCAGGAGCATAACTACATGGGTGCCGTGCAGCAGAATATGTATGACGATTTCAACCAAATGGGCTATGCTAACCCAACCGATTTTGAAGCGCAGGACAAGGAAGCCTTTGACAGACGCAAGGCACACATCATTTCCATGTACGAGCAAGCAAGAAAGCAAATCGCCAACCTTTATACAGTTGATGTCAGCAATAAAGAAGGTAGGGGATTGCTGATGCAGGTACTCTTTGGCGATGATCCTTATGCGCTTGGTGCCCGAATCCAAAGCGTATTAGGCAACAATGCGGAAGACTGGAGGGTGTTCTACAATAAACTTATTCAGTATTCCGATGAATATACGGAGGCTCAGAAGAAGACTTACGACCAGGCAAAGAAGATTGCCGAGCAGATGTGGAAAACCAATCAGCGCAATCTTGCCAACCAGGAAACCCTTCGCAAGATGCAGCAGGAAAGCGCCCTCTTCGGCAAGCGAACCAATATGTGGTCGAACCTCGGTCTTGGTAATCTCACAGCTGACCCAGAGGTGGAGCTGATGAAGATGAAGATGCAGATGGCAGAAGATTATTATGCTTTCGTTTTCAAAAATTCACGCAACAAGCAGCTCCTCGATGAAGCAGACAAGGCTCGGCAGGAGGCAGAACTTGCCTATGTCAACCAAATGGCAACGGCGATGAAGAACCGCCTCTCACAGATGCAGCAGCTTGTGCAGCCTATCGAGACATTCGGTGCAGAAGTAGGCAAGGCATTTGCTGAAATGCGCAATGATGTAAGTAGCGCGCAGGAAGCTATCAAAAACGCTCTGAAGTCTATGCTCGAATCATGGGGTAACATGGCACTCAACGACGTAAACACGCAGATGTGGAAGGCTATCAACGATGCTGGTGCCAAGCGAGCCAAGAAGAAAGCCCAGCCTGATATTGATAAAGCGAGAGCCAACGCTAACGCCAATGCCGTTAAGGAGGATTTCTCTAACCTCGGCACAAAGACTAACCCGATGTACGTGCGACTGGTAGATGAGGGCGCAGCTTATCTCACTCCTCAACCGCAGTCTAATTTCGAGAATCTGCCTCCTCAGCAGCCGGCTCTCGGCTGGAACCATGATGGCACACCTATCAACCCTAACAGTCCGGCTATTGTGCCTCCATACGCGCCCCCTGCAACCCCCGAGCAGGCGAATAAGCAAGCAGAGGGTAATGGTGCTCCTCATGCGTGGGAACATCGCAACAGAGACAATGCTAATGCGTTCTACAATGATGCCGCAACACAAACGGGTACAGCAGCAGCCGATGCTATCGCAGGTGGCGGTTCCTTCGCTGATGCTGCAGCCGGTATCACTGGTTCCTTCATCGGTGGTGTGATGAATACCGAGTTCAAGAGGGGCGGCAAATCCAAGGAAGACAAGGAGAAAGCCGAGCAGCTGAAGAAGGAGAAGAAGCACCAGAAGGAACTGAGTAAGGAGGTAAAAAAGGGCAATAAGGATCGTGAGAAGGTGACTACCCAGGGTGTTAAGAATATCACGGACGTAACTGCTGCCGGAAACAAGGAGCAGAACGAGGGTACAAAGATAGCTCTGAATACGGGTATGGCTATGACGGAAACGGCTCTCACTACCAACCTTACCAAGACTCAGGCTAATAATGAGGCAATCATTCAATCGGATGCAGACCGCACGCAAGCAGGAATGACCTTCTCTATTGCTGGTGCCATCGGTAAGTGCTTCGACTTCCTGGGTCCTATCGCTGGTCCTATTGCAGCCGCAGGTGTGATGGCTACTCTCATGGGTTTGCTCCAGTGGGCACTCAGTTCTGCCTTCAGCGGCGGCAAGAAAAAGAACAATACAAATTCTACCAATACCAAGCTCGTAACTGGTATGCTTACCTATGATAGCGGTAACGTGCAGGATTTGAAGCCATTCGTGGCTGATAACGGCGAGGTATATTGGGCGAAGGAGGATGACGGCAAGCAGATGCAGGGCGTGAAGATGCTTACATCTCCAACTGCCACTACCGTTAACGGACAGCCGTCTCTCGTAGCCGAGAGAGGACCGGAAATCGTGATTGGCCGTGAAACCACTCATGCCATGATGATGAATAACCCTGGCTTGCTGAAAGCGCTCGTCAACTACGACCGCAACTATTCAGGAAGAAACTCAGCAAGAAGGGCATTTGATAATGGCAATGTGGGTGATGTTCTTGCAGCAGGCATGCAAGCAGGCAATGGTAATCTTTCGTCTGGCGCGTCAGCGGCAGACGGACTGATAGCAGCTAACGCTGCAAGCAATGCGGCGCTCCTGCAAGCTGTGAATGCGCTCATTCAGCGCCTCAATCAGCCTATCAACGCCCAGATTAACATGTACGGTCGTGATGGGTTGCACGATAGCCTGAATAAGGCTAACCAGTTTATGAAGAATAAATAGAAGAAAGGTTTTTGTTGATTATTTATAGTTGTTAGTTTTTAAGTTTATTAGTTATTTGTTTTTCGAGGCTGTTTCGCTGTGAAGCGAGGCAGCTTTTTTTTGTGTGGATTTTATCCTGGTCCCATTTTGCGACCAAGGGGAGAAATCGGTGGGCTTTCTGTAAGCCGTTGATTTAGTGGGCTTTTTGGTCTCAAAAGCATACCTTGGTCTCATTTTTCGCCGAAATTCACTACTATATAAAAAATTTTCCGTGTATTTTTTCTTTTCCCTAAAATCAAAAACCCCTAACCTCAAGATAGAAGTTAGTAGCATTAACGGCTATGCCGTAAACATCAGACAATAAGGTAGTTATGAGAATATAAGGGAGTGGCAGCTAGCGAGAAAAATGCAGGATTTTCTACCTATTTTCTACATATTTCTGAAATATTTTGTATCTCCTGCGTACATCTGTTTATAGAAATTTATATAAAAATGAGACCAAGAAATAGTAAGTTGCTGAAAAATAAGCAGATAGCAAAAAATAGCAGTGGGCAAGCAGTGGGACAATGGTGTGGCAGCAGGGGGACAAAATACGCCATTTTCCTCATTAGGGGACTTTAACATTTTTGCTAATAAAATTAAAATGAGACCAGAATGGGCAAAATGGGACCAAAATCGGGAGTTTGGTCCCATTTTTGAAAAAATATCCTCTGTGCCCTTGTTTCCAGCGATGGAATTAAAATCCTTTCCAATCTTGCAAACATTGGAAAGGATTCTAATTCCATCGATTCCATCGTTGGTTCCCACTCCTAAACCCATATTAAATGTTAAAAATATAACTTATTTCAAATATAATATAGCTTACCTATACTTTTTTCGATTTATTTTTGTATCTTTGCAGCGAAAAATGAATAAATAATATATGTAAGATATGTTTGATGAAATTTGTTCCATCTACAAGTCTGCTACTGATGCCTACGGTGAGTTCATAGATAGAGAGACGGGTGAGTGCATTCAGCAGATGTCTATCCGTGAGTTCTGTCTTACGGACAGATGGAAGCCGTATGTAGAGAAGCTAAGAGCCATGCGGCAGGAACTTGGTAGCAAGGCGAAAAAGATGCCGGAGTATATTGAAACTAAAAAGATGATTCCTGGAGCTACATTGAGCGGTCTCTTCAGTCTTTATGAGGATGATAGTTTGACTCATCCAGGACAGCGGGTAATGGTTTCACGCCGTGAAACACATCTTTATCAGCATACCGGATGGCTTGCCATCGACATCGACCTGCAGGACAATCAGCAGCTTACCAGTTTTGGTAATATCCGCATGGTGGCTCGTTTCCGTCCGGAGATAGGTTTGCTGATGCGTTCCTGTTCCGGTACGGGCTATTTCGGTTTGGTCCGCTTGGCTTATCCCGATAGGCACAAGGAGCAGTTCAAGGCTATTCTCAAAGAATATGCTGCCTTGGGTATCGTGCTCGACAAGCAATGTGGCAATATCGGTCGTGTGCGCTTCGCCTCATGGGATGATGCCGACCATATATATATTAATAATAATGTACAACCATACCAAGGCTTGGCGACAGATGAGCCGCAGGTGATACCACAGGCACGCCCGATGTATCGGCAGACGCAGAGTAACGCCTCTGCCGCTTACGGCAATGGCTACGACAATAAAGCCTTCTGGAATGATCCTCGCACGCAAGACCGCATTATCGAACTCATCGTAAAAGCTTTGGTGAGCCGGAATATCAACATTACGGAAAGCTATGATGAGTGGACGAAGGCAGGTTGGGCATTGAAAGCACATCCCTATGGCGAGCGTCTGTTTCACGAGCTTTCAGCCTGCAGCAGAAAGTATAACTCCGCCCAAGCCTCCCAAAAGTGGCGGCAGCTAGGCAGAAGCACCACCGTGAGTTACAATTACCTTATCCACGCTTGCAAGGAGAATTTAGGACAAGGAGAATATCACTCTATCCTGCAGCAAGTATGGCGGGAGAGAGGCTAATAAGAAAAGTTTTTTAAATACATATTAAAGATTAAAGATTATGGCAAAAAGAAAAGTAAAAATCTCGAAGGGGTCATGGCTCGACCAGAAAGGTCAGCGATGGATGAAAGTAGTATTCGATGTAATGTCCGGTTTCGGGGGGGGTGAGAAGTTTATCCGTCAGATCAGTTTGGACTTCACCTGCGATTTCGATTTCGGACTGAAAAGATATGTAGTTAATATGGAAGATTATGGTAATCTGCGAAATATCGTGTTGCAGAAATACCCGTCGCTGGCGAGATATGGAGATTTTCGCATGGTGATGACAACCCACAAAATAAAATGATAAGATTATGAAATTGATAACGATTATTGGTCCATCTGGGGCTGGCAAGGACACGGTAGCGCTCATGTTGTCTACCATTCTGGGATATGATGTGCTCTGTTCTTATACCACTCGTCCGATGCGTGAGGGTGAAGTTGACGGAAAGGAGCATCATTTTGTAAAGAAATGCGATGTTCCTAAAAGCGAAATGCTTGCCTATACCCGATACGGAAACTATGAGTATTGGACGGAGAAGAAGCAGGTATCGGGTACCGCCATCTACGTCATCGACGAGAAAGGACTGATGGAGCTGATGGAGCGCTGCCCGAAGGCAAAGATTGTCACCGTTTATGTTTCGGCAAAGCCGGAAACTCTGAAAAAGCGAGGTATCTCTGAGGAACGTACCGACAGAGACCAGTATCGTGTGAAGGTTGATTTCAACAGTTATGATTATGTGATACCTAACAACCGCACGATGTTCCATCTTTGGGATTACGTTGCTTTCGTAGCCAAGAAGATAAGAGAGCAGGAGTTAGGTATTCCTAATAATGCTATCAAGTAAAGCATGAAATGAACATCCAGTACAGACTGAGTACAGACAGAGCACAGACTGAGCACAGATAAAATATTGGTAAAATGGCAAAAATCACGACCCTTTCACCTATCATGGGCATATCTGGCAAGCTGCGTAAGGACGATGATTTCTATCTTGCCACCAAGCGCCGCACGGGTACGGTTTATATGGTGAACCGGGAGCGGAAACTTTCTGTCCCCTGGAGTGAAAAGCAGATAGCACACCGCAAGGCGTTTGCCATCCGTAGCAAGGCTGCATCAGCATGGCTCAAGGCCCATGGTCCGCAGCATGAAGGCGATAGGGGTACGGAAGCCTATCAGCGGATGCTCGCCCGATATAAGGCGCAGCATAAGATAGGTAACATCTTTGCCTTCGTCTGCAAGCAGTATCGGGATGGTGTAATAGATTTTTGATATATAAACATCAAATAAAGAAACAATATGAAAATGATAATTCCTGGTGTTGAGTGGTGGCCTCAGAAGACCGCCGCACAACAGATTGCCCGTGTAGGCAGAATCTGCTACAAGAGCAAAGCCAAACAGCCTGATGAAAATCTTTCTGAAGAGCAGAAAGAGAAGTTTCGGGAAGAACAGGCTATCAAGTTGGCTAACCGTTTCTGGGAGAGCGGGCACAAATCCATGTACCGCCATGGCACTCTCTATTTCTTCGTGAAGAACGACTATAAACTGCCGAAGTCTATCTGGTCACTCCTCGTTGCTTCACCATACATCAATTATTCGGTGAAGGAAAAGAAGGTATGGATTAGCAGCAATATGCAGTTCCTCTGCGAGCATGGCGAAATTCTCGAAATCCTAACCCCATATAATGTGAAGGAAGCCGAGTTTATCGAGAAGGCGCTGAAGTATGATTGCGAAGCTGCCCTTAATCTACTCCGTATGACGCTGGTTGTTACTACGCAGATCAGCACCAGCCGAGAGTTGAATCGCACATCTCCTAATTGCATCAGTGAACAGAGCACTCGCTACGTGAACCTGGAGAAGAAAGGTGGCGTACAGATTGCCCGTCCGCATTGGCTGCATGAGGGCACGAAATGGCAGAAGTTCCTCTATCTAACTGGCTGCAAAGTTGCCGACTGGCTCTATCGCCGTTTGCAGAAATCGGGCATGAAGCCGCAGGATGCAAGAGGCATTCTTCCTCTCGATACCTATACGGTGGTAGCCTATACCTACACTATTTCCGAGTGGCAGCATATCCTCGACCTCCGCTTCAGAGAATCCACCGGCAAGGCGCATCCTAATGCTAAGGAGGTAGCTTTCGAGATTAACCGCATCATCAGCGAGAGAATGGAGGCATTTAATAATAAGTAAAAAAGAAAGAATATGGAAAAAATGACTTTAAACGAATATCAGCAGAAGGCAATGACAACCTGCCTTCCTGAGAGTGATAACCTCTTTTATATGCTCGCCAACCTTTGTGGCGAAGTAGGCGAATTTGCAAGTAAGGCTGGCAAGCACATGCGCAAAGGCAAGCTCCATATCACCACAACGGAGCGTGATGAGGATGGCAAAATCTGTCACACCCAGATATGGAACGTAACCGAGGAGGAGCGCAAGCTGATGCTTTCTGAAATCGGCGATATTCTTTGGCAGACCGCAGGACTTGCCCACGTCATGGGTGTAAGCCTTGAGGAAGTAGCCGAGGAAAACCTGGCAAAGCTCGCAAGCCGCAAGCAGCGCCACGTGATAGCTGGAGATGGTGATGAAAGATAAGAGCCTATGCCACGTCGCATTCATAAAGATTGCCCCTTTACAGCCGAAGAGATAGACGAGTTTCACGCTATGCTCTATAACGTGAATACGTCTTTCCAGTGCATCAATCCTGCACCTGTATCATGGCTGAAAGGCTTTCAGAATTATAGCAGTAAATAATCACCCGTTAATGGATATTATGGTAAATAGGAATAAAAGTAAAAAAGTAAAAAGGTAAAAAAGTAAAAAGAGATGGTAAAAGGCAAAAGAGCGGTTAAGGTTCATTTTACCTTTTTACCCTTTTACCTTTTTACCTTTCAAAAGAATTATGGGAAATAAAAACAAAAATAAAAAGCAACACCAGATGGAGGCATTGGCAAGGAGGGATGCTAAAATCCGTCAGCTCCCTACTATCTACACCTTCAACTTCAAAGATGTGCCATCTGAAGTATACGCCAAAACCCTGGAGGCAATCTTTTCTGATCCTCAGTTTGCCGATGCCGTGCGCAACCGCAACGAACTGGTACGTGCTGCCAACCGCATACCGCAGGGCGCACATCAGATGGCACCCCTCATCAAGGCTATCCAGGAAAAAGATGCAAAGTTGGCCAATGCCATCTATGCCCTGCTTGTGCAGGTAAATCTGCACAGTGAGATAACTTATGACTTCCTCAGTTTCGGTCATCTGTCACGCTACTACGTAGACTACAGCCAGCCGGGTATGCAGGAAAAGGTAGACCATCTGAACATTAATCTTGATAAGATCACGTTCCTCTCTGAAATGCTCGAAAACATCCTTACCCAGGTGAAGGGCGATATGTTGGAAATCTTTCATGGTGCCAGCGAGTTTACGCAGTTTGATGGCGTGATGCAGAGCCTCCGTCAGTTGAGCGGTTTCTTCGATTTCGCCCGTAAGAAAGACGAGAAATCGAAAGATTACGCCCTCTACTATGAGTATGCCGACAGTATCAATGCCTATATGGATAAGCGTATGCAGACCTATTCGCAGAAATACCGCAAGCTGCACCCTACTCTTCCCGGTTTCACGAAGGAACAGATGGTAGAAGCGCTCAATCTCTTCTTCGGTGAGAAAGATAAGTTCAACGAGAGCTTCATCGCCAAGACGGAATCAGGTGGCCGCTATATCGACGGCATGAAACTCATCTCCAATCTCAACGAGGAACAGACAGCCATGCTCGATAAGCTGGTACCGCGCCCGAAGGAAGGCAACAGCATGCAGAAATACTTCCTCTACATCACCGATGCCATCATGCTAAACTACCATTTAAAGGTAAAAAAGTAAAATATGCCAAATATCTATCTCCGTCTCCCAACCTCCCGCTGCCAGTTCTTCCGGCACCGCGATCCCAAGCTCACCCTGGCAAAGGATGAGCCGGTAGTGTTCAGTAATTATTCGCATGAGCACTTCATCATGCGCAACTCCATCATCAACGCCCCAGCCCGCAGCAGCCGCATCGACCTCGGCTGTTTCTCGCAGCAGCAGTGGTGCAATATGCTGTCGGGAAAGCACCCTGCAGGAGGCAAGGTAGTGAAGCGCCGTGATGTCGGAAGCTGGCTCACTTTCCAGGAGGTGCAGCAGCTCAATGGTCGCCTTACCAATGGTAAGGGCGCACATGATGATTACCTCTGCATCAGACTGCCCAGCGAAGTAGAGATTGTCGATACCGTTTATCCAGTAAAGCCTACCTTTACGCTTGATACTCATGGTGTCCGTGCCCTGGTAGTCTCGCTTAACAACGATTTCAAGCGCAGTCTCGTGGAATGGGCACTCTCCACCTTCGACTTCTGTACCTCCAATGGCAGGGTTATCGCCCGCTCCCATAATGCCATGCTGGAGCGGTACTTAATGCGATACGGCATAGAAGCCAGCGAGGAAGAGAAAGACGTGTTGCGCCGCATTATCGGCAGGTGGTTCCGCACGGAGCACTGTTTCTTTAAGAGCTATTCCTGCGTGGATATGCAGTATAAAGATAGCCGTGATAAGCCTAACCGCATCGACGAAGTGCAGTGGCTATGATTTTACACCCTATATAATAGATGTTAATTCATATAAAAACAAAAGTTAAATAATAACTAAATCAAGGAAAAGTTATGAAATTACCTGATAGTTGCAGAGAGTTATTTCTTGACGGAGTAACCGATGCTTATTTTTATGCTGTACGGGAAAGCTCCGTTCCTATTCCCTTCAGTATACCGATGATATTGCAGATAAACGGCTGCCACTTTGCCGGCGAAGCACTCCATGTTGCCACCAGCGAAGGCGACAATTACATCATATCCGATAGCATCACCGCCAAGCAGACTTCTTCAGAGGGTGGCAATGGTACCATCTTCAAGTTCGAGATTACAGCCAATATTAGTGACGGAAAGGCGAATATACCCGAAATTATCAAAAAAATGCACGGAAAGGACTATTATATAGTCTTGCGTAAGCAGGATGACACGATTTATCTCTGCCATACTCTGCCTGGCACCTTCAATATCACTGATTCCGTGACTGCTCAGAAAGATGCTGAGACCCGTAGCATTACGGCTACCTGTCAGGCGATGTCGGAGTTTATTCCGATAACGATTGCTTAATCAATCATAAATTTATAGTACTTAATTATCTTCTAGTTTTTTTGAGATTATTCATAAATATCTAATGTTAATTTTGTTTGCTGCCCTGCTATCCGTGAGGATCGCAGGGCTTTTTGTTTTTTACCTTTTTACTTTTTTACCTTTTTACCTTTATCTTGTCCCTATACGCCCATGTATTTCCATTACCTTTGCCCTCAGAAAATATTGAAAGGTCTTCTTTTGCTAAAAAGGTAAGGAGATTTGTATTCAGGATAACGATAACATACATTTATTTTTAAAAATTTATTACCCACATGAAAGGTCTTTATGAAATTCTGACCGAAAAGAAGTGGATGGTGAACCCCGATTTTGTGCATGGCATTCGCAAATCGATTGAGCAGAACCTAAATACTCATACAGTGTTTACCAAACCGGAAAAGACTTGTGGATTCGTCACTGCAGAGGATGAAAAAGGCAACACCTACTATCCGGAGGAATATCAGATTTCTGAGGATGGCAAGCAGGTGAAGGGTAACTATCAGCTCGACTATCCGGAAGAGGATGAACGGGCGCAGAACTTCCCGTTCGTTTCGGTTCTCACTGTAGATGGTCCTATCACCCGGAATGGTGGATATTGCTCTTATGGTTCTATCGACCATCGTGATATGATGATGCGTGCAGCTGACCATCCGCTTTGTCGAGGTCATCTTTTTATCATTAATACTCCTGGCGGTTCGGCTTGGGCTAAGAACGATTACGCACTTGCCATCGACTATGCCCACTCCAAGGGTCAGAAGGTTATTGCTCTGGTAGATGGTATGTGTGCCAGTGCAGGTATGTATCTCGCTTCTCTTTGCGATGAGCGATATTACCTGAATCCGAAAGACCAGGTTGGTTGCATAGGCGTGATGGCTGCATTCTATACTTTGGCTAATGGCTCAAAGGATAAATACACGGATGAGACTTATCACGAGGAGTATGACCCAGAGTCATTCGACAAGAATAAGGCTTACCGCGACATCGCCAACAAGAACGATAACAAGGAACTCGTAAAAGAGCTTGCCGAGTTGGGTGTGGAGTTCAGAGCTGATGTAAAGAAAGCCTGTCCTAACGCTATTGAGGATGTTCACCTGAAAGGTAAGGTCTTCAATGCTGAAGACGTGAAGGGAATCCTTATGGACGACCAGAGTACCTTTATGGTTTGCGTTCAGCGTTGTTTCGCTCTCTACAACGGCACAGCCGAGCCTATCAAACGAGAGGCTTCTATCCAAAAGCCGGAACCGGAAGACAACGAGCCGGAGCAGGCATCAGAATCCACTGCACAAGAGAATCATCAACATACTATTCATCAAAAATCAATCAATATGGCAAATTATCAAAAGATCAACGCCGCTTGCGGTATGCAGGATGGTCAGCAGATTGAGGTAAATGAGGAAGGCGCATTCATGAATGCCCCATTGCTCGATACCCTCGAAGCTCATCTCGCATCGCAGGAGCAGGCTGTGGCTGCTGCCCAGCAGAAAGCCACTACAGCAGAGCAGCGTCTTGCCGACATTCAGGCAAAGCATGATGCGCTCGCTGAAACCATCGCCCAGAAAGACGAGGAGATTAAGAACCTGAAAGAAGCAGCAGCTAAGGCAGATGAGGAGAAGGCAAAGGTAGATGAGGAGTTGAAGACCGCCCAGGCTTCACTCGCTACTGCCCAGCAGACCATCGCCGACAAGGACGCTCAGATTGCTGAGTTGAACGAGAATCCAGGAGAGGAGCCAGCACAGGGTGCTGCACCTCAGAATAACGGTGAGGGCGCAAAGGTAGAAACCGCTAAGACCGGTTATCCAACCTGGAACCCAGCCGACCCAGTAGGTTCTAAGAAAGCTATCGAGGAGTACAAGAGAGAAAACGGCCTCCTCTAGTTTTTGAAATTTAAATCACATACATAAACAAGCAAAATTTGTATTCTAATTATGGCAGAACCAAACAACTTTATTGGTATCAGCGCCCTCAAGGAGGTCGCTAACCAGGTATTCAAGAGCGTTGTTCAGGGTCCATCTTATGCTAACCCTGAAGAGATGAAGCGTCTTGGCATCAAGACTATTAGCGGCATCCAGTATCAGCGCACTATTAATGTATTTATCCGTAAGGGTGGTACTACTCGCCGTAAGGATGTAAATCCTAAGTTGAACAGTGAAATCGGTTTCCTCAAGGAGCGTAAGTTGACAGCCAAGCTCGCTTGGTTCCACGGTACCGATAACATGGACCGCTATTGTGAGACAAACCTTGGTACAGACTCACATGGCGCTTATCCTCTTTCTACCGTAGCTATCGAAGCGGTATTGAAGACTTACGCCGACGACCTTTACAACAACCTCTGGTGGGGTGACATTGACAGAGACGTTCCTGGCGCTTCAAATCTGGAGAAGTCTATGGCTCTCTATGATGGCTTCCTTACCGGTATCAAGCACGATATTGAGGACGGTCTTATCAGCGAGGCTAACCACAACCTCATCCACTGCGAAGCTATCTCTGCACCAGCTGATGCAACAGACAGCTCTGCATACAAGATCTTCCGTGGTGTTTACATGAAACTGGACCCACGTATGCGTCGTCAGAAGGTTCGCGCTTATATGACTCCCGAGACAGCTATCGCTATCTCTGATGCTTACGCACTCCAGTCATACGGTACCCATAAGCTCAATGTGGTAGATGGCGGTAACTACGTTATCCCAGAGCTTCCTAAGTGTACCATCGTTCCAGTTGAGGGCTTGGGTGTCGGTGATCGCATCCTCTTTTCTATCGAAAATAACCTTGTTTACGCAGTAGATTCTGAGGGTAACGACACTAAGGTTATGATTGGTGAAGGCAGTCCAGACGACCTGAGGGACATCACTATACAGGCACAAAGCATTCAGGGCTGTTATCTGGAAAATCCATTCTCTTGGGCCTTCTCGATGACAGACGGTGCCCTCGAAAGCGCAGAGTTCGTTTCAGGCGACTACACCGAGTCTAACATTACCGTTTCTCTTGCTAAGACCGTAGCTAGCGCAGATGGTGAGATCGATGGTAAGGTGAAGGTAAACGATGCAGAGTACACTAAGCCAGTGGAGACAACCCCTAACGCTATTGTTACTCTTGAGGCAGTGGATGGTACCAACTACGTCTTCGATCACTGGAGCACCGGTAGCAAGGAGAAGAAGATTCAGTTCGCTGCAACAGGTATGAGCCAGGGCTTCACCGCCTTCTTCAAGAAAGGTTAGCCCCTCTCCTGCCTCCGTTCCCAGCGATTCTATCGCTGGTCCAACCGGGAAAAGGCAGTCCTCTATAAATCCTCGGCGGCGGTCGCCTGACCTGGCGGAATATGGCTTCCGTCGCCATTTCGTTAAATCATCAAAAAAGATACAATTATGGCAGAAACAGTAACATGTCCACAACTTGCGGACGTATTGAACGAGAACGAGTGCCTGGAGAACCGTGCAGGTGTAGGTATCGCTGTATATCTCGGTTTGAAGAGTGAGCTTGCAGCGCCTCTTACTGCCACTGAGAATACGTACTCCACTCCTGCCTTCCAGACCGGTAAGGGTCTCTATAAGGTAGAGTGCAAGGACGATACCAACCAGATTCAGGGTTCATCCCTTGGCTATCGCAAGGGTTTTGAGTTAACTTTCACTTTCGCTATCGACTCTGTAAATCCTGCTGCAGGTAAGTTGGCTCGCGCCATCAACAACCGCGACATCTTTATCCTCGTTAAGGATAACGATAAGTCACAGATTATGTATGACCCTGATCGCAAAGTGAAGTTCGACTCAGGCGGTATTAAGACCGATACGGGCGCAAAAAGCGACGATGCCCGCAGCACCACCTTTGAGGCAAAGTTGTCAAGCGTAAATTATCCAAACCTCTACGTAACTGAACCTACAGAGAATGGTTGGGATTCTCTCCTTGCGTCTAAGAAGCCGGGGGAATAACAGGCGGAACAGATAAGAGCGAAACCGCTTCCGCCTCTGAGCAGCCATCTGAGCAAAGTGAGCAGGTAACTCCTACCCAAAAGGCGGCTTCCGCTAGCAATGGTGGCAAGTAATCGCTCCCCCAACGTTTCCAATGAGTTTTCATTGGCTATTTACACTCTATAAATCAAGAGCCTGGCAGGAAGAAATTTCCTCGCCAGGCTTTTTCTATTTTTTTACCCTTTTACCTTTTAATATGCGCCACCGTTCCCAGCGATTCTATCGCAGGTTCCCTCTCTCCCCTTTTGTCCCCCCGAATAAAAAGGAAACCCCTATCTTTGTCCTCAGAAGAAATAAAAAACGATAAAACAGAAAAGATATGGCAAAGATTCAACCTCTTGCAGATTTCATCCTCTCCTTCGAAGGAGGTTACGTCAACCACCCCAATGACAAGGGCGGTCCTACCAACATGGGCGTAACATTGAAAACCTGGCAAACCCAAGGTTACGACAAAAACCATGATGGCCGCATAGACGCAAAGGACGTGAAGCTTATCACCAAAGCCGATGCTATCTCCATCCTTCGCCGTTGCTACTGGAACCGATGGAAAGCCGATGCTATCAAAGACCAGAGCATCGCCAACATCCTGGTAGATTGGGTATGGAGCAGTGGTACCCCAGGAGTTACCCTCGTACAGGCAATGCTAGGAGTAACCGCTGATGGTATCGTAGGAAACAAAACTCTCAAGGCGCTCAATAGCCAGAACCCTAAGCAGTTCTTCGAGCGCATCAAGGCACGCCGCAAGCAATACATCGCCGGCATCATCGCCAAGCACCCTAGTCAGAAGGTCTTCGAGGCAGGCTGGCTCCGTCGCCTCAATGCCATCAATTACGGCAGTCTCATCGCCAATGGCGGCAAAAAAATAAGTTTTTAACAAATAAATAAAGTAAAAAAAATGGCTTCTTACAATGGAAATGTTGACCTTTTGTCTCTGAATGGAGCAAAGGTCTTAGTAGGTATCGATGAGAAGAATAAGCAGCGCCCTTACGTCTGCATTCCTCTCGATGTAAACGAAATTCGAATAGAGACATATCAAAAAGATAATGTTAACAGACAGGTGGCTAAGTTGAGAGTTCACATCGAACCTTTTAAAGATTCGTACAAGAACAAGATTCGACAGAGTAATATCGAGCGTGGCGACACCGACAAAAGTGTGCCTACCCACGAAATGCAAATATCATTCTCCACCGAGTACGTCAAGGCAGTAGCCAAAGCATTCCCGAAACTCGTAGAACAGGTAAAGGAGTATAGTAAGGAGAAAGACCCAGAAATCGTAAATCAGGATTTCAACGATGAGAACTCTCACCTCTTCAAGGCAATCCGTACTCGCATGAATAAGCGCATCGCCAGTCTCTATCAGCCACAGACCGCTACCCAGCAGCAGACGTACCCGCAGCAAGTCTACGGAGCCGCCGGCAATGCTACCGCCTATGTACCGCCAGCAGATGGAGGCAATGATTACTCTTCAATGCCAGGTTACGATGATCCTAACAGCGACCTGCCATTCTAGCCACCGTTCCCAGCGATTCTATCGCTGGTCTTCTCTTAATATATAAGAATATGCAAGAACAGATAAACCTCACCATCCCGAAGGGCTGGAACCAATGCACCCCTTCCCAGCTAGAGCAGATTGCCCTCATCATGCTGGAGCAGATAGAGAAAGCCAAAGCAGACCGCTATCACCCCTTCGATATGCAGAAGGTGAAGATAGCCGTCTTCTTCCTCTTTGCCGGGATAAGCATCAATGCTTATCCCGACCCTCGTCTGACCCTCAATGAGCAGCACTACCTGGTAAGCATAGAGCCGCAGAAGAAGAGCCTCTTGAAGAGGCTCCTCTCCATCTGCGCCTCCGTTCCCAGCGATTCCATCGCTGGTCCCCAGTCGGCTAGTCATTTCCCCCTCTACCTTTGGCAGCTCAACTATTGGCTCTCTCCGAAAGCCAAGACCGATGATAAGACCTCCCCTGAGTACATCGCTCAGGGCGCAGGTCTTCTCGACTGGCTGGATGCAGATAGCGGCAATTTCCTCACCCGTTTTCCCTATCCGATTATCGGACAGAAAGCCAAGTGGTATCGTCGCGCAAAAGCCTTCCGCGGTCCTAACATCGATCTCGATGGTTTTTCCTGGCAGCAGTACCGTTTTGCCAGCGACATGATGCAGACCTACACCAAGTTAAGCAATAACCTGGTAAAGATGAAGAAGATGGATAAATTCACCGAGGAGCAACTCCAGACGCAGGCCCAGAGTGTAGCCAGTGCAAGAAACATGTTCCTTGCGACCATCTTTAACACCACCACCCAGTACGTCGATCCGATAACAGGTATCACGAAATACGATTTTCACTACGAGTCGAAGCAGTTCACCGAGAACGCAGGTTATTTCGTCAATTATCCGGAAGCAAACTGGCAGGTTATCCTCTTCTGGTGGAGCGGCATCATGCACACCCTAGCTCGTCGTTACCCTCACGTGTTCAAGGTGCAGAAGGTAAACAACAACAAGCCGCAAACTCCGATGGAAATCTACACCGCCACCACCGCCACGATGCAGAAGTATGCCGGCCTAACAGAAGATCAGGTCAACACGCAATCCTATTCCCTAGTTCTTGAACACCTCGAAAGATTATCGAAAGAGAATGAGGAAATGGAAAAGATGAGGAGGAACAAATGATGAAGATAGATTACCATTTCCCGAATGTGGGGGGGGGTAAATCCGCAGGATTCTCCATTATTCGGCAAATCGGTATTATGGAATTATAGCCGATGTTTGCGAGCAGAAAAGTTTGATACGGGCATATTAATAGAATATGAATAATAACAACCAACCTCAATACAAGCGAGGCACGATTATCAAGAACGGAAAGCGGTATGGTTTTTATCCCGATGGTTCTCTATATCGGATATACTCCACCTCTGACCGTCCGTTTCTTGAAATCGTAGATAGAGATGGTGAAACCTTCCTGCGTGTTCGTCAGGCGACAGAGCAAGGATATACCGATTGTCCAGTCTTCGGTGCAGCCGATTTGAATTACCCTACCTCCGCATTAAGACGTAGCCGCACCGTTGGGGATGGTAAATTGGTGAATGTACTCACGGCTGCCAGCAGCAATCCGTTTGTGTTTGTGGAATTATAAATAAAAAAGATTTATAGAGCAAAAACAATAAGATTATGGAAAGAAACACAAAATTGCCTAACGTGATATTCTTGTCACAAAAGGCTTCTGAGATGATAGAAAATCAGACAACAGAAAATGTAGTTTGTCTTGAGAATGAAGCAAATGGCATAAGCATCAAAAATGCGTCCCTTTGTGATGAAGAAGTGAATAAAACAGCAGAATATCGCAACATTGTTCAACTGTGGCACCCAGCCGAAGAGAAACCGCATTGCATAGGGTCGCTTCTTTGTTGGCGACGCGATGGCACTCATTTTGTGCATGAACATTTCTCCCACGACGAACAGAATTGGCGAATGTTCATTAGCGAAAACGACGTGCAGCGTTATTGTTATATTGCCAACTTGGAGCCTGACTCGTTCTCTTGATTTGTATATGGTTAGACAACAGCCTTTGATTAACGATTTATAGAGCAAAACAAAATGATAACAAAATTCAATTTCAAGGATAAGACCATTAAGTCTTATGCCATCCGAAAGCTGACACCCTTCGAGTGTTTCCGACTCATGGGTGTGCGAGATGATGTGATCCGCACGATGCAGAGTACCAATGCCGAGGCAGCCGAGCGAGTAGTTGGCTATAAGAGCAAGGGCAAGGCAGAAGATATGGCAGTATCAGCCAGCCAGCAATACAAGCAGGCTGGTAACTCCATCGTTGTAGATGTGCTCGCTGCCATCTATCAGCAGCTTTGGTACCCGAAAGAGCCAAAACGTGAGGCACAGACCTCTTTCTTTGCCGATTTCTTCCCAGAAGACCAATTACCACCCTATCCGGTAGATAAAAACGATGGTGAAAAACTTATTCTCACCACCTTCTCCGGTTATGACTCGCAGCTCATGGCAGCCGATGTCCTCGCCCAGCAGCATCCTGATTTCCGTTGGACGTGCGTAGGCTGGAGCGATATAGACAAATACGCCTGTCAGATGCACGACCTTATTTTTCCGCAGTTTGCTGACAAAGCCTTGGGCGATATAACCAAAATCGACTGGCAGCAAGTAAAGAATAATGTGGGGGGGCAAGAAATCGACCTTTTTACCTATTCTTCACCTTGTCAGGATATATCGCAAGCCGGCAAGCAGATGGGTTTGAAGGAAGGCTCCGATACCCGCTCGGCATTATTGTGGCGAGTAGCCGATGCCGTAGAGGTATTGCGTCCGAAGTATCTGCTTCAAGAGAATGTGGCAGCCCTGGTAAGCGAAAAGTTTATGCCCGATTTTCAGAAGTGGCTTGATAAACTCTCTTCTCTCGGCTACGTAAGCCGATGGGCAAGGCTTAATGCTAAAGACTATGGTGTTCCGCAGAACCGCGACCGAGTTTTCTGCCTCTCAATGAGAAAAGATGTAGCCTTCGATTATCAGTTCCCAGACCCTATTCCGCTGAAAAGAAAGTTGGAAGATGTGTTGCAGGAAGAAGTAGATACAAGGTTCTTCCTGAAAGATGAAGCCGTCAGCAAGTTCCTTCAGGCAAACGATAAAGACACCTGCGTCTTCCATCAGTTCGAGATAGAGCCGAGCCACGAGAATGCCATGGCATTAAAAGCCATCCTCACCCTTTTTGTAGAGGAATATGATTGCTGGAACCGCAAACCTAAGAGAGTGCAGGAGCTACTTGTTTCTTCTCACGAGGATATTATCATACCATTATTCAATGACTGGAAAGAGAACGGCAAGTTTGCAAATCCTAAGTTGGAAAGTATGTATCATCAGTTTTTGGAGAAGAAATGATTTGCGGTCTAACCCATGTTGCAAAGCCTTCGCCAATGATTAGGGGGGGGTATCAGCAGGTAGTAAACATAACAGACGGAGAATGTGCAGCCACCTTAACAACTCGCTATGAGTCGATAGGACCCACCAATATCCTTACGCTTGCGCATTATCCCATGACAGTGGTACTATATGAATACGAATAATACGATAGACAAAATAGGCAACATCTACTTTAATGAATGGAAGCCTGGGTTTGATGGTAATATCTGTGGCGTGAAAGGTATATACCCTACCATTACTCTATCCAATAATACGGGTGGTATTGTTAGAGTATGCTTAAAAAGAACGCTCGTTTAGAATTTATGTATAAACGCGGGTTCCGTCCTTCTCACGCCTTATGGGTTGATACCTACAACAAACAATGTGGTAAAGGTGTTATCTATACCGTTTTAGCAGGCATCAGTAGTAGAAACCATTATTACGTAGCAGTTGAATTATGAATAATAATCGCCCAATCATCCTTGGCTCTTATAGTCCATCTCAAAATGGCATTATCGTTCACCCAAGGGGTATCGCTTTATGCCTTACTGGTGGTGGCAAAGGGCACGATGTTGATAAACCGAAAATATTATTAGA